TCTAAACATGTTTTCTAGTCCTGTTTATTGTGTTTCTAGTTTCTTGTATATTATCTTATTATGAAACTTTTTATCTATGATTTCTTAGTACATTACGCCCCGAATTTGTCTTTATACTCTACTATGTATTGTAAGAATTTTGTTCGCAATGGTTCATCTTTGTAGTTCGGATCACATACCGCCGCCATCATATCACTAAAACATTCTTCATCGTTTGCATGTGCATTTGTGGTAGGCAATAATGTACGATATCTATTAAATTTTTCTAGAAGGTCTATTGGTGTAATTGGAATTAAAATATTAAAGCGCCCCCCATTGTTTAAGGGTATTTGTATAGTAGAATTAGCACCTTCGGAATGTACTATCTTGCTTTCTCCTAACGCCTCAAAGTTTATATCAGAAACCTTAATTGTATGCTCTTTGCTTGACTCATTATCTTGCTTCAAAATACCTGTGATTTCATTGGTCGATCGGTTAAAAGCGGGGTAGTTCCCTAGAATGGTGCTGATGAGTCTGCTAGCTTGTTTTGAAAATATGGTGAATTCTTGAATGGGTCTATTCATGACAGATTCTACCGTTCGTGTAATCTGGCCGGCATTGTATGCAAAATACTTAAACGATTCTAGAAAAGAAACCTTATCACCTTGTTCTATCAAAGATTTTGAGAAACGGTGAGCAAGCTCATGAATCACAACAGATTTAATATATTCTGTTTGTAAATATGTCTTGGCTTTTTCAGGAAGGGGGGAAAAGACAGAAGCATTTCTATCGAATGTATCTTCGGTGTCCATATAAATCACATCGGCGGAATGATAAATAGTATCTAGTTTTGTACCTCTCCCAATATACACTTTCTGCGCCGGCGTGCCGGTAGAGAAAAAACCTTGTACACCTGCCCCAATTCCTTTTTTATCTGTAACTTGAGTAAAAATCATATTGCCGTAGATGATCTTTGCTAAATCTGGATCAGTTTTGATCATCGCATCTTGCGCTTGCTTTACCGCCTCAATATGTATCGCCCTTTTCTTTTTTTGTTCGGCTGTCTGTTTTACTAGATCCGCATGTATAACATCTATTCTCCCAACCTGTTCATTTTTTTCTCTTGGTGCATAGGGCAATTTTTGCCATAATTGCGATAGTGTTAGAATCAAAGTTTCTATATCAGAGTTTGAGTTCATATATGCGGATCTATTTGCGTCTAATAAGAGACGTAAATCGTTCTTAGGAATTTGTGATAGGTCTTTGTACTTGAAAATAGATGTAATAACATTTTTTAGCATGTCCTTGATAATTGTAGGGTTCGTTCTAGATTTTAAAAGTGACTCGGTGATCTCTTTGTTCTCAAGCAATGTAAAAAGTCGATTTTGCCCCTCAAAAACTCTTCGTTCTCGTTCACTCATCCAAGGGGCATCCACCTTTGCGGGCTGGTCAATGTGACTGACTAAATTTTTTAAATTTGCTACTCTTTGCGCTAGTTTATCAAGTGTTTCTTGTTTAACCTTTACGCCCTTGTCTTTGCCTGTTTGAAAGTCTTTTAATTGCCTATCTGCTTTAGCTTGTGCCTGTTTGATTGATTCCTTATGTTCACCATGCACTAACGCTTGAAATTGCTTCTTAGTCATAGTTTCTTCTTGTCCCTTTTTCGCCCCATCATCGTAACGAACAGTAATTTTATCGCCGTCTACTTTGCGAATATGTGCATGATATCTTGTCTTTCTATGTTCGCCGAATGCAAATGCTGCCCCTTCAACAAGTTCGCTTTCATGTGCTACGCCTTGACCATGCCCTTCTTGGCCTGCGTAGTAATAAATATACTTTGTTTTCCCTGTCTTGGTTACTCCCTTGGGAACGCGTCTAATATATTTATGAGTCATTGCCTTGAGCAATGAGTCAATGAATGATGAGTATCTAAACATCTTTTTTAACCCTGTTCACTTTGTTTCTAAGTATCTTCTCTATTATGTACGATTTAAACTTTTTATCTATGATTTCTTAGTTTCTAAGTATTTCGCCCATAGGTCTTTATCTGCTGTTTGTCTAGTTTTCCCGCCGGTCAAGAATGAGTAAACGCGCGCCCTTGCCCATGCGACTTGCGACGCCCCTGGCCTATGTCCCACGCTCCACGCTTCCGCTCCTCGCTTATGTACTTCTGCTACGATTGAGCGGGGTACGCCTGAAATCTTAGATGCTACGCTAATAAATTCTTCTGTGCTATTTGTTTTCGTAGCCTCCCTCACTTTACTTGCTAGTTCTGTTCTAGTGTATTTTGATGGTTTTGTCTTTGCGTCTTTGTCGCCAATCATAGGGGCGTATGTTCTTTGATCTTCGCCGCCCTTTACGCGTTGCCTAATTTCTTTTGTGCGTGCTTCTTTTTCTTCACTAGATAACCCGCTTAAATATTTGCTAGGCACTTTGATTGCCTTGTTCAATTCCTCCCGCCTAATTCGCCCGTCTCTTAGTACATAGAAACCTTGAGGAACTGGAATCGTATCACATCTACAATTAGGATGAACAGGGAATAGCGTTGCTTTGTGTTCGCCTTTTGCTTTGCCTACATTTGATCCATTTTGAGCAAGTTCCGAAGGTTCAAAGATCAGTAGATTACCATCACCGCCAACAAACAAAGATAAACAAGTTTCGCAAGCGTCTGTATCTGGAACCCTCGCTATTCGTTCATTGTTTGCTACGGCGTCAATGAAGCGCCCTTCATTGTGACTTGCTTGTAATTCGGTTTGTGCGATTCTTTGCCAATTGTGAGAATAGTACTTTGTGAGATCTGCAAGCCTCGATGCTAAGGTTTTTGCATCCCTAGATCCTATAAATTCGTTCGCTGTTTCATTGCGTATTGTATCAAGCATGTATTCACGTTGTGAGGGATTGACCTCCTCGCTAATTTGCTCACCTTGCCAACCTTCAGCGATTACTTTTGATAAGTCCTCATCTAGTCTATTCCCCAAGCCTCTTGCGTATGCTCCCGCTCGTGTGATTGCTGAAACATAAGCGCCTTTTTCTGCTGGACTCATCCACGCGGGAATAAGTACCGGCGCTTTTAGATCTGTGCTCTGTGTGAGCGGCGGCGTTGCCATCTGTGAACCGTCAACCGGCGCGTTCTTGCCTACCATCTTTTCAAGTTTACTCTTGACTGATAAGCGCCAATCGTCAAGACTCCATGACCTCATTTTAACTTTTGTATCATGATCAACACTATCAAAGATTTTTCCCGCTACTTGTAAAAAAGTAAATGGATCAACGCCGCCAACCTGTAAACCTGGATCATTTAAATCAATCAAACCTTTATCATATAGTTCTTTGATACGTAGGGCGTCTAGGCCGCTATTCTCTACCCCTAGTAATTGTACTAAGAAGATATCATGTTGTTCTCTGATTTGCTCACTGGCATTCTTTATTAAATCGTCTTTCTGCATCGTGTTTGCCTTTCTGCATAGTTTAAATGATAATATGCACATAATACACGATTTAGAGAGTATAAATGAAAAAAGGGGCAATTAAGCCCCTTTTATTCGGTTTTCTGATTGCCTAGGTTCTATGCTAGCAATTCAATATGTTCCGCAAAGAAACCGTGTACATTGTCTAAATCTTCTTCTGTGATGGATGCGTCAAAGAATGAGGCTGCTTGTAACTGGTGAGTAAATCTAATTGTAACCGCGTCAGCTTCGTAATCATAGGCTGTAAAAATTAAATTTGTATCTCCGAATTTTGATGACAATGTCACAGTAACTTCATCATGTGCCATATTGCTTGACCATTTGCGATTATGTAAGCGGTTACTTGTGTAAATATCATGTCTTTCATAGTCTACAGCGGTTACGGTGATGCGTGTTGATTGTAAGGTTTTTCTCTTGCCTTGAAGGCTGGTGAAAGTCTCTAAGACTCTTTGAAGTAAAGCGTTCATTTTTGCTTTGTCCTTTGTTGGTTGGTTAAGGTGCTGTTATGAATACTTTATGTTTTGTACCTTGTCAAGAGATTTTACAAAATAAATTAAAAATATTTTTATGTGTATTTATATTATTCTTCTGTGTCACTTTGCCAAAGTGTGATTTCTTCTTCTAAAAGGTCAACGATTGAAACTTGCTGTTCTTTGACAAGATCATATTTGAATGCGCCTTGAAATCCATGTTTGACTAATTGTTTTGTATCAATCAAAATTGTGTAGCAACGTTCATCGTCTACATAGATATCAATATGCCCCTCATTGTTTTCAATTGCCTTGAATAGCGCTGAAGTGCTGTTTAACAATAGATTTTTCATTTTGTAGCTTCCTTGATTATGTTTTTACTAAGTACTTGTAATCTTTGTTCATAGAGATCAACCATTTTGGCGCTTAGATCATCGATCAATTTGATTTCGCCGCCTCTGAAACCCTTGTTTAAAGAGTCTTTAAATACGGCCTTAGCAATTCGATCAGCGTTCGCAATGATATGATTTTCTAAAGTATCTTGATTGAATTTGCGTAGTTCTTCGGCGCTTAGTTCTAAGTTAATTTTCATTCTGGTTCTCTTTCTTTTCTATTTGTTCAAGTGTTCTTGTTGCCCATGCGTCGCCTGCATCCCCGCCCCATAGTAGCCAAGAGATATATGAAGCGCTAGTTTGATCTTTGTGATACCCTTTTTCTTTGTAGACTCGATGACGTGCAAAAAATGATTTCATGCGCTTCAGTGTTTGAAGTGATACTTTGCCTTCACTTAGGTTCACAGCCCTTTGAACGCCTGAACCTATCCCAAATTTACTAGCTTGTTCGTTGCTAAGGCCGCCCCGCTTATTCTCCCTACGAAGCTCTAAGCCTCTTTTTGCTGCGTTTCTCACCGCTTGAGGTACATTGAAACTCATTGACTTTTGCATCTTTTCAAGATTGATCACCTTTACGGCGGACAGTGTGATTTCGTTTATCAAAAACCGGCGTGCCCATGCTGTGATTTCTTTGTCATCAAACTCCTTGGGCAAGTCCAAAGGCGCAAAATCCATTTGATAAAACTCTTCATAGATCTCACTGGCAACCATAGACATAAATTCGGGGTCAAGTATTTTCTCTTTTACCTGTTTCAAATCGTCTGCATACGCCGGCGAATCATTGTAGAGGTGAAAAGCGATTCTATCTTCTAAGTAGTCTATATAAAAAGAAAATTCGTTAAGTATGCAATCTTTGACAATATCATATACTTGCTTCTCTGTGTAGTCTGTTGGCTTATCTGCAATGATCATCTTCAATTCGTCAAATCGTGCATGAGCATGCAAATCTAAAGGGAACATACTTTTTACTAGCGGGGTAAATCGAAACATGTTGTCTAGTCCTTGTTGTATTCAAGGATCATTGTATAATTTTATCTTGTTATTTGTAAATTTTATTGTTTTCTAAGGGTCTTGCGCCCATTTACTTCTGTAAGAGGGTTGTAATATGTTTCTGTGCGGCGTTTGCTATGTGCTGGAATACTTGATATTGTATACTTTCAACATCCTTATCATTATTGACGCCATCTACTAAAGTTTCTTTAATTTTATTAACAACGCCCTCATCCCCTATCACTTTTTGTACAATATCTTTTGTTTTAATACTAGCGGGGTCAATTTGTCTTTGTGTCAAGTCTGCCCTGAATCTATTTACTAAACCGCTTTTAATATCGGGGACTATCTGACTAACCACATTAGAAAGCATGGTATTTGATACGCTCTGCGCTGTCACACTCTCCCCATCCTTGAGTTTACGAGAAAGGACCGCCACAATAGTATCAACATGATCGGGGTTGGCTGTTTGATCAAGCACCCTTTGATACTCTTGATCTACATTAGTAGTTTTGCTCTCTTGTGTTGGGGCATTCGCCGCACGCTTAATAAGATCCTGAACCCTGTTTTGCATGTAGTCTAACGTTCTTGTTTCGATTACATCGGTTGGGGTTTTTTGTGCGATCTGTTCCTTGATCATATTAAAGATATCGTTTTTCATTTTACCGCTCATAACAGTATTAACTAGAGCGTCAACATTTATTTGAGCTCTAATTTTATCGACTGAATTTGAGGACATAGATAATCGATTGAGAGCGGCCGCACGAGCATCGGGCATAATATGATTTACGGCGTCTCTCAACGCTTTTTTATCGATATTACCTGCGTTTACTTTGTTCAGTGTATCACGAACCTTTTTTAAACTATCAACTAAATGCTCAAAGTGATTTTTATCGCCGCGGGCTTGCCTACTCACTAATAGAGAATTGACATGATCGACTACCTCATTACTCCCGCCTTTTTGACGTGGTGTTTCTTGGCCTGCATAGAAGTAAATATACTTTGTTTTGCCGGTCTTGGTTACTCCCTTGGGAACTCTACGAATGTATTTATGAGTCAGCGCCTTGATTAAATCATTGGCGCATTGTGTATAATTAAACATGTTTTCTAGTCCTTGTTTCCTATGTTCAAGGCTAATTATATTGCATTCTAGATCTCAATGCTAAATTTTTTTGACCCCATAGATTTTGCTACTTCCTCCCCCGCGCCCGCTTCTTGATCGGGTTCTTGTTCATCCTGTGTTTGATTGCCTTCTTCTTGCTCTTCTTCTTGGCCATAATTGTCTCCATCATCTTCTTGACCTTGGGGGGCTTGCTGTTCTTGTGCTTGCTGTTGACTCATGCCCAATGCTGTAATATATGCTTGGTTCAAGATCACGTCGCCGCCTTCAATCTCCTCTAGTCCATGTTTTGCCCTGATTTCGTTGATAGTCATGTAGTTCGATACTCTTTGAATATCAGAGGTCAACGCGTCTTTTTCTGTCTCTGCATCAAGCCCCATGAAGCGTAGTTCATATTTATCATTTACTTGGTGGATTATGTGTCTATTAATCCAATTTTGAACGCTTCTTAGTAGTGGGTATAAGCCTTTATCCTTAGAGGCTTGAATTCGGGCGCCTGGGCCTTGTTGGGTCAATGCTCCTGTTTGCCCTTCTGTACCAAAAACAAAACCTAATTCAGCGGGGTCAATTTGATACACTGAACACGCGACTTTTGTTAAGTATCCTAGCCAATCTTTGTACCCCATCTCTTCGGCTGTTGCGCCTAAGTTCACGCTCTCAATCTCTTCTTGACTTTCGGGATCAAGCTGGATAATAGGCGTTCTCTTTGCTTGTGCGGGGCCTGACAAATTAGCATAGAACTCACGCTTAAACGCTCTAAATAATTGAGGGTTCATCTTACTCTTGATTGCTAAGATGCTATTTGCATGTATACCATTTGTAAAATTAGAAGCGTTGTAGGTTTCGGCGTTGACTAAGTGCGTTACGACTTTAACAAGTTCCTCAAGTTCGGGGAATCCATATCCACGCGATACAATGTTTGTTCGTGGTCTACGAATACAGAACGCTAATTGATCATTATCAAACGTAGCTACTCTTTTACCATTGATTACTTGAATAAAGGCGCTATCAATCCAATCTCGATGACCTGTTTTCTTCTCCTCCTCTGTCACACTAGCACGCCTAATTGTGCTTGCATCTACGGGAATAAATCCTATGATTGCCCCGCCCCTGTTTTTGATGATTTCAAAGCATGCTTGATCATAGATTAGGCTGTCTCTAATGATCATACGAACAAAGCTTTCAAAGTCCCAAGCGCCCCCAAACTTGTAACCTTCTCCACAAGTTTCAATCCATTGTGTCAAAGTTTGCATTTCTTTTTTTTCTTCGTCTGTAGGTTCTTTTGTCTTGTCCCTTAGACGTATCACATAGCCCGCTTTGAACTGATCTTCTTGAGGAATGCAAAACTCTGCAATCTGATTGATTCTGGTTTGTAGGATCGATGAGATAACGGGCACGCGTGACATATAAGTCAAGATGTCGTAGTCTAATTGACTTGTTCCCTCATGCTCTGAACCTCTGTAGCTGTCTGAACTGGTATACGCTGCGTAGTTCGATGGATCAAGATCATAGGCTGAAGGTTCAATTTTGCCCCCCGCCTCCGCTGTCTTTAGCGCCTTTTGTAATAATTCTTCTGATATATCTGCAAGCTCAGCAAGCTGATGAATTGTTGATGATGATTTCATTGAGTCTCCTATCTTTGTTTCTAGTATACAAAATAAACTATTTTAAATCGATAAACAAAGATAAAGACAAGCCCGCCAAAAACAAAAAAAGCGGGCTAGTCAACTTGATACATGCCAAAGGTGCTACGCGTTAATATGGGTCTCGTTCAACTCTCACAAAAAGGGGCATGTATCAAGTAGCAATCTAACAAATTTAACCATGAATTCAAAGTTTTATTTAGCTTATTTCTCATTGATCAAGTTTAACAAGGGTTCATGATTAGCTATGCGTTCAAGTGATCTTTTGTAATAGGTTTCATCTTTCTCCATGCAAATAAATTGCCTATTGCTATTTAAACACGCTATCGCTGTTGTCCCTGAACCTGAACAATTGTCTAAGATAACTTCATTCTCATTTGAATAGGTTCTTATTAAATACTCAAACAACGCTACTGGCTTCTGTGTTGGATGCATACCCCTTTCACAATCAAAATATAGCGTGTTTCTTGGGTAGTTTTCATATTCTTTGCTTATATGCCCTTTGTATTTTTGATTTGTTTTGTCTCCATACATCTGCCTATTAAAATCATTACTCTTTGTCTGTTTTGTACTTCTTATACGGTCATCAAAATTAAAAGTATATGGTGCGTTAAATTGTTTCTCTTTCATAGATTGCAAAGTTTCAAAGGTCAAGTATCCGTCCATCTGGTCAATCTTGAAACACTCAATTAATTGATCATAGGTTTCTTTTGTACATAGTGCGAACTGTGAACCATTAACGCCGTAAGAATGATGGTAACCCATATGGCCTATTATCTTTGCTATCTTTTCAGCCGTCAAACCTATGAAATCATTTACTTGCTTGAAATATGCCCTTAGTTCTTTGTTAAATGCCCTCTCTATATCGTCTTTTCTTGGTGGTCTGAATACAAGTACATTTTCAAAGATTCGTAGTGGCTGGATACCTACCAAAGCGAAGTTTGAATGTTGGTTCTTTATCCACACGTAATCGTGATTAAACCATGTTTCTTTGAATGTCATAAGCTTTGCACAAAACATGCCTTGAGCTGTCAGAACAATGTTCCCATTATCTTTGATCACTCTTGCATACTCAGCCCATAACCTATCTAAAGGGATGATAGAGTCCCATGAACATGCTGTAGTCCCGTACGGAAGATCACAAAGTATCATATCGATCGATTTATCGGGTATACTTGGCAACAAGTCAAGACAATCACCATGCAACACGCAATTAGTTCTCATTGTTCTCATCCCTAGCAAGTGCCAAAATAGAATATCCTGCAATGTCCATATACGGACTTTCCCCCATTGGGTCATTGTCTCTTGCAATCCTTGACAGCTTATCAAGCATACGAACAATGACATGAATATCTTTGTACTGGTCTACTTTGATTCCATGAGGATAAAGAAGCGTGAGTATCTGTGTTGTCTTGTCAAAAGCGTTTCCATAGGCCTCATTCTTCATAGATAAAATGGTTGATAGGTCAATTGCTATCTTTTCAAACTTGTTCATGTATACTCCTGTTGATCAAGTACAAGTATATAAGTTTCAAGCAACATTCTCAAATTTAAGGCATCAATAAAATTGTTTTCGTTGCCCGCCCTTGGTACGTGGTTTCAAGCGCTCGTATTCTGTCTATGACTTCTTGATCTATGAGGCAATGCACACGCTCTAAACGCTCACAGATATCTAAGATGCATGTTTCACTAATCAATAAGCGAACTAATAAATGACTGCCATACATTTCATTGTCCTAAGTTTAACAAGGGTTCATGATTAGCTATGCGCTCAAGTGATTTTTTGTAGTAGGTTTCATCTTTTTCTATGCAAATATATTGCCTATTACTATTTAAACACGCAATCGCTGTAGTCCCTGAACCGCTGCAATTGTCTAAGATTACTTCATTTTCATTTGAATAGGTTCTTATTAAATATTCAAATAGTGATACCGGTTTCTGTGTTGGGTGTTGTCCTCGTTCACAGTCAAAATATAGCGTATTTCTTGGATAGTTTTCGTATTCTTTGCTTGTGTGTTCTTTGTAATCTTTTGCGCAATTGCCTAAAGTGTCAGTACTTCCAAAAGCATCTTTCTTTGCTTGCTTTGTACTTTTAATACGATCATCAAAGTTAAAAGTAAAAGGAATCAATTCTTCTTTCATAGATTGCAAAGTTTCAAAGTTCAAATAGCCCTGCATCTGGTCAATCTTGAAACACTCGATCAATTGTTCATATGTTTTCTGTGTGCATAGTTCAAATTGACAACCCGTCACGCCGTAAGAATGATGATAGCCCTTATTTCCTATGATCTGTTCTATCTGTGATCTATTTAAACCTATGAACTCATTTACTTGCTTGAAATATGCCCTTAGTTCTTTGTTAAATGCTCTATCTATATCGTCTTTTCTTGGTGGTCTGAATACAAGTACATTTTCAAAGATACGTAGTGGCTGGATACCTACTAAAGCGAAGTTTGAATGTTGGTTCTTTATCCATACATAATCATGATTGAACCATGTTTCTCTGAAAGTCATTAGCTTAGCCCCGAACATACCTTGAGCGGTTAAAACAATGTTCCCATTATCCTTGATTACTCGTTCGTATTCTCTCCATAACCTATCTAAAGGGATAATTGAATCCCACGCACAAGCTGTAGTCCCGTACGGAAGATCACAAAGTATCATGTCAACAGATTTACTCGGTATGCTAGGCAACAAATCAAGACAATCACCATGATAAACGCAATTAGTTTTCATTGCCCTCACCTTCCAACGCACCGATGATCATATTAACAAACATGAAAGACGCAATGATCGCCGGCGCTCGTAAACTAAGCATGAATAAGAAGTACACAAAGAAACCTAGTAACACGCATAAAGCGAACATGCGAAGGGCGCCAATGTGTACAAATCGTAGTTCGTGGACAAGCTTCAAAATCCATATGAGCAAGTACAGAAGCGCCGTAATAAAAACGCAACCATTGAAACTATATAAAAAATCAACCATGTTCAATCCTTTCAAAAATTACATTGATACTATGATCAAGTAGATACTGGACGCCTGCATCTCCTGTAAGCTGTGCGCCAAGGTAAGCCCCCCGAATGATTACCACAGTAGCAATGAGCGAATGATGAAGCATCTTAGCGCACATAAGGCAAGGTTCGCCATTGACAATAGCCCAAGCGCCTTTCGTGCTGGTACCCATAGAAGCGGCGTTACAAATAGCGTTCATTTCTGCATGGTGACAACCAATATGAGGGCTTGAACCGCTTTGAATTGAGGCTTGATCACGGGCACACACTTCATTGCCACATAGGCGCTCTGGCCCTTTTGGCGCTCCATTCCATCCGTCACTAATCACACGATTATTCAAGGGGTCAATGATCAAACAACCGAACTTTTTACGGGGGCATCTTGAACTTTCAGCAAGTACTAAAACTTGATTCATTCGTTGCTTTAAGTGCTCGGACTTCATTGATCTTGTCCTGTTGGTTCTTTTGGAATCTTTGCGCTTAGATCTTTGATATCTTGTCTAGTAAAATGAAACAAAGTGTTCAAGGCCTCAATTCTTTTGTTTTGTGCATCGATTAGATCACTTAGATCTCTTTGAACCTTAGCAATCTCATTCTGTAGATCATCAATGTCTCTTTTTACTCCCATGATTAACCTTCTTTCTTTAGTTTGCTCAAGTCTTTTGGGATGGTGATACCTTGATACATGATAAGCAAGGCATCAATACGGGTTGTTTGCGTATCAACTGAAGCGCTTAGCGCACATAGCTCTTTTTGAACCTTCGCAATTTCAGAGGCCTGTTCTCTAAGTACTTCATTCTTATTGACAAGATGCATTGTTAAGCGTGCGATCTGTTCTCTTAGTTCTTGTATCTGATCTTTGATCTTCATTCAATATCTCCCGCAAGTCGCTTGATCAAGGTATCTAAGAACTCAAGTACTTGTTGTTGAATGGTTGCATCTTCTCTTAAAATAGGTTCAGCAATTTGCCTTAGTAGTCCAAGACTAGCAATCATAATAGCGTTCATATCAATCCTTTAGTAGGTGATGCACAGTGCCTGAAGAATACGCCCCACCCCGTAGCGTGCTGAAACCTTCGTCATTGAGGGCGTGGGCGATTGCGTCTAGTGTCCATCCCCGATCTCTCAATTCTTTTGCACGTAATGGGGCGCTCACTTGCGCGGGATTGGTTTTGTTTGCCTCGAACAAATCTTTAAAAGCATACGCCACAAGCGCATGAGTCCACATCTTGCCGGTGTGTGTGGTCAAGCCTTGTTGATTGAGCAAATCAGCCATTTCACGTAGTGTTTTTTCTTCCCTAATCCATTCTGATACCATTGAACGAATCGCCTTTTTAGGGCATTTGTAAGCCATATCTTTGAACATATAGCTTAGAACTTCAGCTTGTTTTGTAAAGATATCAAGTGCATCGGGGTTGTCTGCAAGCTTGATGATATTTGCTAGTAAAATTGATGATCGTTCACAAAGATCAGCGATATCTTTTGACGCCGCTAATTCGTTGTTTAGATCCTCATATAGTGTTCTATTTCTCATAGGTTTTTCTTCTTCTAGATGGTCTTTGCAACAAAGAAACTCGAATAGCTCAAGTTTTGTCTGATTCAGTGCGTTCATTGGTTGCCTTCCTTGAGTCGCTAAGCTTAAAAAGTTCTGTAAAAAGAAGGTTGGTTGTTTCATCTTTACCATAGGTCTTGAGCGTAGCTAAAAACTGGATATCATCGTTTTCATTGATTGCCTTGAGTAGTGCGCCTAATCCCATGTTGAAAATAGCTGTGATAGCTTCTTTCTGTGATACTTCGCCCATCATAGCAATCAGTTTCAAGATAGCTGTTTGCGGGCGGTCTAAGTGTACCAATTGCCTATGTACTGGCTTGATCTTTTTCATAATTTCTCCTGTTTTAGTGAAGTGTTAACACTTTCTACAAGATTTATCTTTCACACAGTAATTTAAATGAAAATCTTTTTCACTTGATCAAGCTTATATTTCTCAATAGCATCGATCGGCGCCTTTCTCATCGAACATTCAGTAAATTCAACTTGCATATCTGTTGGGTAGTACCCAAGAGATACGCCCCTATAAATCGTAGCTACATTCGTCAACCAATGATCAATTTCCGCTCGTATTTGCCACCCGCCCCATGTTGCTACCATAAATAAGATGCGTTCATCAATATGGCATTCACAAGCGCCCTCATCAATACTAGCATCAATCAAAGCTTCTGAACAATGGTAGAGGCTGGGGGCTAGTATTGCATATTCACTATTTAACCCTGTCCATTTGCGAATTGCAATCTTTTGATCATCAATTGATTGATTAAGGTTTCTATGAACAATAGAGACGCAAAATTTAAGATTAGAAAGTACTTGTGATGCTTTTATGTCTGTCATCCTAGTTGTTTTTAGTATACTGGGAATTGATGGATCAATGAACACTATTTTTTGAAGCACATTCGGCGACATATCCCAATGTTTAGCCCATGTTTTAAGTATATTTGCATTATCATCATATGTGGATAGGTATTCACAAAACTTTGAATATGATACGCCTATATCGTCAGCCAACCATCCCCGAACCTCACAATCAGCAAGAGCACGCCTAGTCGCTATTAACGCTCCTTCGCATGTGCTCTTAGGTTTCAAGAAGTCTCTTGTACTATATCTCTTTTTCATATGCGCTAATTCTCGATCAGTTTTATTTAGTTAATGTTTGCCTAGTCCACCTATTCCCAAAGGGCGTATCATTGATTTTAGATAGGTTTTAAAGCAATCTAGAGCATGATAACAAGTTTCATATTTCACTATGCAATTTTTGATCATGGTTGAGGATCTTTTTTAGGGTGTGCCTCAATAGGCAATACGGGCAATTCTTGAGACAACGCGGCGGCTGTTTGTAGCTTTGCCCAATAGTCCCCCTGTTCCTCAATCTGTTTGATACCTAGTTTCTTTTGCGTGGCCTCTATTGCTTCTTGAACGCTTGAGTACATAACCCCCGCTTTGATTTCTTGCTGTACTTTTTGAACTGGTGCGCCAAATTCACCACCTACGCGGCGTTCTAATAGCCACATGCCGGCGCTCGCCTGTTTGCCTCCGGCCTCTACAAAACCTATCCATCTTTTATCTCTATACGCTACAGCTTTAGAGACATAGAAACCTACGATAAATTCTATCGATGGTTCATCAAGCTCATCATTACAAAATTGCGCGTAGATACTTTCTATCTTTTTAATTTGCTTTGGCGTGTACTCCGCTAAGATGCCGGCGTTTTTCAATGTTGCCCCGCCCTGTAGTTCTCTTAGAAATGTATCTAGGTTTGATATGTGCCACTCAGACGCCTCTAATAAGTCATAGTATTCGCTGGCTATCATGTGTATGCTCCCTTTTCGTGCTAATCTATGATTTCATGATACTTGTTTTCTTTTTCATAGGCAAAGTTAAGATTATTAAGATCAGACATCCCGAATTAAGATATGAAAGAGATCAAAAAAAAGATCTTAACTAGAAAATAACGTTATAGATCAATAATTTACATAGTACTAGTTAGGATGATAAGGATAATTGAGTTTTTTTGTATACTCCCTATATATAAACATAAAACACATAATTTATTTTCTTATGTATTTCTGTTTCATCATTAAGACTTAAAATATCTTAATTATCTTAATCATCTATGTAAGTTATTGATCTATAACATTATTTTCTAGTTAAGATCTTTTTTTTGATCTTAACTAGCTTAGAAGATCTTAACAAAATACTGATTTTTGAACTGGTTTACATTGTAAAAATAGCGCCAAAAAATACCTTTTAATCGTTATCGGGTTTTTTGGGCAAAAATGGGGCGGGTGTCTCAAGTGATCTAAGAATAGTTTCTAGTCTGTCAATCTTTGCATTTAGGTTCAGAGGGTCATTTTTTGCCTGTTTTTCTAGTGTCTCAATTCTTAATCTTAGCTGGTGAAGCTTAGTATCTGTTTGAATGGTGAAATGGTCAATTTTGGGACTTGGTTTCTTTAGCAGCTTTGCCACTAAGCAAAATAAGAAAACAAGAACGATAGGCAAGTTAAAGAGTACAAAGTTAATCGGTTCTCTTTGTTGGTAGTTCGTTGGTGATGCAATACCCTGATACATGATCGGGGTATTGAGCGGAATTGGTTCTATGGTGCATTGTTGTAAATCGTAATCGTACATGATGGATCCTTTCTCTTTGATTTTATGAACTATGCTTATATGTATCAATCAAAAGATCATAGTACGTTTGTAAAATTTATTGACAATGTGTAATCGATGAAGTACTTTGTGAACCTAATCAAGAATTGACCTAGGAGGACAAATGAACCTTGATTTTTTGAAAGATCGCCCACTTGTAGCCAATGTATCGGGCGGCAAAGATTCAACAGCAATGATCTTGCATCTACTTGAATTGAACCTTGATTTTGAAGCTGTGTTCTGTGATACCGGCTGGGAGCATGAAGCAACATATGAGTACTTGAACTATTTAGAGAAGTTTGTTTTGAAAAAAGAGATCAAGAGACTACGAAACGAAAAGTATTTCAAGACAGAGAATAGGGGGGGGGTATGAAGAATTAGTACTTAATAAAATATTCTTCCCTTCTAATGTAATTCGAACTTGTACGCTTGAACTCAAGGTAGCCCCCCAATTAGACTACATGGATGACGTACGGGCAAAGTATAAAAAGAAACCTGTGAGCGCTGTAGGTATTCGCAAAGAAGAAAGCCAAGCACGAAGCAAACTAGGTGCGTTTGAGGAAAAAGATGAAAGTACAATCTGGCGCCCCTTGATTGAATGGACTGTTGACGACGTAATCGCAATTCACAAAAGATTTAATGTTGCGCCGAATCCTTTATATACAAGAGGTTTTTCACGTGTTGGCTGTTTCCCTTGCATCTTTGCCCGCAAATCAGAAATCAAGCACGCATACCATGAATCGCCCGAACGCTTTGAGCGTATTAGACAGCTTGAGACAGAAGTAAAAGAGCTCGCCAAACAAAAAGGGCGCAAAGATGCGGTTTACTCTTTTTTCAAGCGTGGAAATGTGGATGAGGTTCTAGACTGGGCCTTGAAAAACGATGATCAGCTTGAACTATTTGAAGAAGAATACCTAAGCGGCTGTTTGACTTGGGGTCTATGTGATTCAGGACTTAGCAAAAAAGTAATCAACGAATTAGACTATGAGTCTTTATCAAAAGAAGATAAGTAAAATATTTTTAATTTATTTTGTAAAATTTATTGACAACATAGAAACCATGTGCTATTCACAAACTACCTTAACAAAAACGATCACACTACGGAGAAAAAAATGATCGACAACCAACAAATTACAAATACATTACTAAACGCCGGCTTAGAACCTTCTGGCCTCGCTTGGGAAGTAAACGCTAAAAGCTTAGAACTTGACAACAAAGAAACATTGCATGAAGTACTATTCAACGCATGTATTAGTGAAACAGATGTGATCATTGTACTAAATACTTTTGTAGATTATAGATTTGTTCATGTATCACTTGCCCATCACTTTACAACAAAGTATTTACGATTCAACCTATCAAGTACAGATAGTTTTGCATCAATTTTGACAAGTAAAGCGCCACACATCCTCGCCGAAATCAATGAACTTGAAACAAGAGAAAGCGTAATTCCAAAATGAGAAAACCTGAACCCTGTGGACTATTCCCAATCGTCAAAAAAGAACAAGTACAAGAACAAAGTGAACCAAAGACAACTGTTTTTGAAGAAGTAGCATCGTTCTTATTAACATGCGTCATATCTATTCTAAGTATTGTTTTGATTCCTGTAATCGTAGTAGGCTGGTGTTTACTAGTACAATATGTTGTCAACATGCTAGCAATGTAAAATTTATTTACGAGTATACGATCATCAAATTATGCGTTTTACATTCTAATATGCTACCATGCTATTTTAAGCATAGGAGCATAGAACCACATGGAAGATTTGAAAAGAGGCCTTAAATCAAAGAAGGCGGGTGATTATTATGAGCGTATCATTGAGAGATTAAACCAATACTATATGACTCAAGATCTAGGGATGATTAAGAAACGATTTGAACCTTATGTTCGAGTCTCAAAGAACCTAAGTAATCATCGATTTTTAGCGGTGAACACTGGAGCAGCTGGAGCAGATTTTGAAATTTTCCTACGTGATGGGAGAAGCGGGCTGATCGAATTAAAATATCGATCAAGTACAATGATTACACTGGATGCAATCAATGAAAAACAGATTGACGAACTAAAGCTTCTTGACCGCTGGGGATTTGTTGCATGTATCTTAGTATGTCTCACGCCCAAAGATACAGACGATCAATGGTTTCTTATTCCCTTTAGAGACTGGGCACATGATACTAAGAAATCTCTCAATCTCAAGGATTTGCAAGCCTACAAAGTCTCATTAGTACCTAATACAGAATTACCCGATTTAGTATCTAAAATAAACGAATTTCAATTAAGCGTATTATAATAGAAGGACTACTAAGGAGTACATATGAAAATTGATATCTATGAAGGTTTTGTTGAACTGGTTGATGTGTTCGGTGATGATTGTTCGATTGTGAATGCCGCCCGCGTATCTTTTGGCGCGCAAACTGAAGAGTTCACTGATAAAGATGCAAAGCTTATGAGCTACCTATGGGAGCATGAGCACACATCACCCTTTAGAATGGCAAGCATTAAATTTAGAGTCAAAGCGCCAATCTTTGTTCTTAGGCAATGGATGAAACATGTAATCGGCTGTTCATGGAATGAAGTATCTGGGCGCTATGTAGAAATCAAAGAAGAGTTCTTTAGGCCTGATATATGGAGGCTACAGCACCCAACAAGCAAGCAATCAAGTTATGGGCACGTTGAAACAAATATCGAACTAGAAGCGTTTGACCGGTTAAATGAGTCATACAAAGTTTGCTACCAAAATTACAAATGGATGCTATCTCAAGGGATATGTAGAGAACAAGCACGCGTTCAATTGCCCCTGGGTATGTATTCATCTTGTATCTGGAAGGCTGATTTACAAGCAATCATGCACTTTTTAGCATTACGCCTTGATGAGCACGCACAAGAAGAGATTAGGGAATTTGCCGGCGCTGTCAAAGAGATTACAGCGTTCTTATTCCCTGAATCTATGAAGCTACTAGACAAATCAATCTTTATTAAAAAAGAACTAGAACAAATGAAATCTGAACTATGGAGAACATATGAGAACCCCCGAAAAGTTTGAAATAGACTTTATAATCAAATGTGACCATGAAAAAGAAATGGGAATCCCTACTAAGTTTTCATCTATGTACTCTTTGATTGAGGCGGCGTCAATGATTGCAGAGGTGACAGATAAAAACATTTACCGCGTGTTTGATAACTGGGAAATTGATTTTCATCCGGTCGTTAGTGGCAAGTTTCTAGTAAAAATTCACCCCGCCAACAGTGATGCAAATTTCACTGTTACCGGTATCAATAATCAATTTATTTTGAATATGGATGAACAAAAATGAATGCCTGGATTGTTCAACAATGGATAGCTTGTGAATATATTTTTCCTTTCTTATGTGTTTTTATGATCTATGTATGTTTATAGATAACAAGATTTTATTTTTCTTGTAAAACCCCTAGGAGAAAGATTACATATCATTCCACTCTAAAAAAAGACATCTAACAAGGAGTTTGAAAAATGCATAGTACTAATGATATTCCACTAGAACTAAATAAAGTTTATATAGAGGATTGTATATGTACAATGAATAGAATGCCTAGTGATTTTTTAGATTTAACAATAACATCACCTCCATATGACAATATGAGATACTATGATGGTAACTTTAAGATTGATATTGAGCGGATCATAACTAGCTTATATAGAGTTACTAAATCTGGGGGAGTTGTTGTTTGGGTGGTGGGTGATCAGACTACAAATTGGGATGAATCTGGTTCATCTTTTAAACAAGCTTTATACTTTAAACAGATAGGTTTTGGATTATTTGATACAATGATATACCTGAAAAAACCCAGAGGTGCATGTGGTAATAATCAAGGATATTGGCAAACTTTTGAATATATGTTTGTTTTTAGTAAGGGTAAACCCAAGACAATAAACTTAATCTGTGATAGGGAGAATAAAGAAGAGCGAAAGGGTGATTCTGGTACAAAAAGACTACATTCTGGTCAATTATATAAGCATCCTAGGGGAGGATATCAAAAGTATGGTAGAAGAACTAATGTATGGGAATATAATGTAGGTAAGGGGCATTCTACCAAAGATAATTTTGCCTTTTCACATCCTGCTATAATTCCTGAGAAGTTAGTAGAAGATCACCTCTTTTCTTGGAGTAATGAGGGGGATTTAGTTTATGATCCCTTTGTGGGGAGTGGGACCACAGCTAAAATGTGCCTAAAATTAAAAAGAAATTTTATTTCTAGTGAAATAAATCCAGAATATGCAGCTATTGCTAATAAAAGAGTATCAAATTTATATAATTTATTTGGTGATGATAACTTCTAGTACATTCTATGCAAAATGATCAAAGAAACGCACAAAAAGGATACAAAAAACAATGATCGAGCAAGACAAAGAAATTAATCCCAACCCCGAACAAATTGACTTGAAGCGGGCAAGCGTAGACTTAATGAACCTCATGGTTTACCGATTAACGCTTGAAAAACTTTTACTTATCCACAAAGAACAAAGAAGAGCACATAAAACAATCATTACATGTATCACATGCTTTCTAATCGTTTGTTTATTGCCTTTACTCTTTGTTGATATTGCCTCACTACTCACAATTAGCGAATTTTCATTGATTATTGTTTGCCTATCTGTTTTGTTTCTGTGTATCGGTAAAGGCGCAAAAGAAATGAAAGAGATTCAAGAAACGATTGAGACAGAAGTAAAAGAAGTAAATCAAGAGATTCAAGAACTCATTGAGATTGAGTACACACGCTAAAATAAAATTGTTTACACATATTTAAAGATTTATACTTAGGAACTTTCATCACTGTAAACCATGGAGGAAATAAACATGGATATTCAACGCAACAATCTTGCAAATTTCACATTCAAGCAAACATATGCAAAGTATTTACCATCTAAAAAGCGCCGTGAAAACTGGTCTGAATCTGTAGATCGGCTGATGAATATGCATGCAACAAAGTTCATCGATACCATTGAAATCTATGAGGATTTGAACGAGATTGAAGATGCACTAAAGCGCAAAGAGATCTTAGGTTCTCAAAGATCTTTACAATTCGGAGGGAAGGCAATTCTTGACAAGCCTTGGCGTATTTTCAATTGTACAACGTCATTTTGTGATCGCCCCCGCTTCTTTGCTGAGTCATTGTGGTTGCTATTGTGTGGCTGTGGCGTTGGTTATTCTGTACAGAAGCACCATATTTCAAAATTGCCCCCTGTGATCTCATCTGATCAAATCAACAATGCACAAATGAAAGTTATCATGATCAAAGATACGATTGAGGGCTGGGCTGATGCGCTTGATGCCCTTATTCAATTCTATCTCGGTCAATCTGATACAATGCCCATCTTTAACTATTCCTTGATCAGAAAGAAAGGCGCGGCGCTGTCCCATGGGGGTAAAGCGCCTGGGCCTATTCCCCTAAAATTCAGTTTACAAATGATTGAAAAGATACTTGTTTCAAGGGCTGGGCAAAAACTAAGAAGCATTGATTGTTTAGATATTGTTTGTATTGCATCTGATTGCGTGTTAAGCGGTGGCGTGCGTCGAAGCGCTACCATTGCAATTTTTAGCATGGATGACGCGGATATGTGGACAGCGAAAACCGGTAATTGGTGGAAAGAAGCGCCATATCGTGCACGTGCTAATATTTCTGCGGTAGCATTGAAAAATAAACTTGACAAACAAGATTTTATGAAAAAGTTTCTTGATAATGTGCCTCAATGGGGTGAACCTGGTTTTGTGTTTACAGAGTCAACAGAATTCTGTTTCAACCCATGCGTTAGCGGTAGAACAAAGATCTTGACTGCTGAAGGTTATAAGACTGCTAAGCAATTGTTTGAGGAGAATCAGAAAACTTCTTTGAGAATTGACCCCCGATTCAAACAAGGTACTTTTTCAGAGAGTACCGATAAGGGCGTGTTCTGTACCGGTATTCAAGACGTGTACCGATTGAGTTTAGAAAATGGATACTTTGTAGAATGTACTAGAAACCATCAAATCATGACGTCTAAAGGATGGATTGAGGCTGGCGATTTGTTGCCTGGTGATCTTGTGCATGTAGTACTAGATGACAATGTTTCAAATGTAGGAGTTTCCCCCGTAGTCTCTTTTGATTTTGTTGTGAAAGAAGAAGTCTACGATCTTACAGAAAACAAAACACATAGTTTCATTGCTAATGGTGTAGTGGTTCATAATTGCGTTGAAATTTCTATGTGTCCTATGCTCATCAAGGACAAAGAAGGGCAAATTGTTGAAGAGTACACATTAGACTTGATCAACCCCGAAAATAGATCCAAATATGAAGATCAAGGCTATACATTTCAAAGCGGTTGGCAAGCATGCAATTTGACAGAGGTTAACGCATCTAAGTTTAAAGATTTCTCTATTGACTCAATTGATGCGTTCTATGTAGCGGTGAAGAACGCTGTAAAGCTGGGCACCCTTCAAGCAAGTTACACTAAATCAGAATATTTAGGGCCGGTATCTGAACAAATCGTTGAGCGTGAAGCGTTGCTAGGTGTGTCATTGACTGGCCTTGCAAATTCAGCATTCTTTTTCAAGCATGAAGAGGATAGAGCGGCCTTTTTACTTAAATCACTGGCTGAATTTGCAATCGTGATCAATAAGCAATTTGCAAAGAAGATCGGTATCAATCAAGCTGCAAGAATTACATGTGTTAAACCTAGCGGGACAGCTTCGGTGATCCTTGGTTGTGCGTCTGGTATCCATCCCGAACACTCAAGAAGATTTTTAAGACATGTACAAGTTCCCGCGGATTCTGCACTTGTTCAAAAGTTTGAGGAACTAAACCCCCAAGCGGTGAAAAATAGTGTATGGGCGGCGAATGGGACAGATAAATGTTTGATCTTTGCTGTAGAATGCAACCCCGAAAACTTGTTTAAAAACGATCTCAAAGCTACTGAATTCTTATCACTTGTTAAAATGGTCTATAATTCGTGGGTAAAGAATGGGAACGCACGCCCTAAGTCCCTTGAGGGTTCTGATCACAATGTTTCAAACACTTGCAACGTTCGCCCCCATGAGTGGGAAGAAGCGGGCGAATTTGTCTTTGATAATCAAGAATATTTTTGCGGTGTATCTTTCTTAGGAATGAGCGGGGATTATGACTACCAACAGCCCCCATTTAGAGCGGTCTATGATCATGTAGAAAATCAAAATATGTACTTTGAAGAGGTTGAACAAATCGAACAAGCATATGAGACACACAAATCAAAGACAACACTAGAAAAAGACTTAGAGCGAGCACGCCAAAAGAAGCAAGATCGATCAGACGCATTTGATTTATGGGTATCTCTTAGATCAAGCAACGCCGTTGATTTTGATAGCGTTTTAGAGGGTACAGATGAAACAATACAAGCGCAAGAACTAGCATGCGCCGGCGGGGCTTGTATCATTTAAAAAGTAGCTAGTTTGATATATAATAAGGCGCTTAGTTTCTCTATATTATTGATCATTTTGTTTTGCTCTAATTTCTTCAAGAGTCTTAGGCCTACCGCCGCGCCCTAGATAATAATTATACTTTAGCCAAGCATCATATCGCTTTCTATGTATCAGCACATTTCTTGCTATTCTAAAAGGTTTGTTTAGTTTAAATGCAAGTAGGCCAATGAACCCCCCATACAAGATCATGAGCTGATCAATCTTCTCTTCAGAAGGTGAAATACGATCATAATATCTAATACGACTAGCCATCTTTTCTTGTGCATCTATAATCTTAGGTCTGCCAACAGATATATGATTTGTAATACCGTTTCTTTGTGCGTAATCCCGTACACGTATTACGGATTCCCCTAGCTTCTCTGCAATTTGCCCCCAAGGTATTTGTTGAGCACATAATTTTTTTAATTCGGCCTTAGTGAATTTTGGTTCTACATATCTTTTAGTTCTTTTTCTCTTTTGATCAAAGTAACCATTCATTAATTTTTCTTCTAAATCCATGAGTCTTTGATCTGGTTCCCAATCAAGCAAGGCCAAGATTTCAAAAATATTCTTGCGCTCGCCGTCCATTCGGATATTTGTTTTCATTTTCTTATTCCAAAAGAGGCAAGATAGGTTTTTCTCAAATTTAATTTTTCTTCTTTTGTTAGTCCAAAATACCAACGATAATGCCTGCAACCTTCTAAGATACAATAGAAGTATGTTTTTTGATTAAATGTCAATTTGGTTGCTTGATAGGGCAAATACAAGATAAAAGAAGCTAAATCATTAATCTCTTTTACTACTTGTTCTTCTGTTTTCTCATGCATGTATCTCTCAAGCATGTAGAAACGAAGGTTGATTTGATTCTTGATGATCTCTGGATCTGATAAATCTTCATTACCGTATTCAACAAAAGAAAAATCAAACTCATCAAATAATTTGGGCGGAATATCCTTGATCATATTAGTCCTAGTTCTTTAGCACGACGCCAAACAGTAGAGAAGCACAATTGTAAATCATCCTTGAGTTCTTTGATCGATTTTTTAGGGTACTCTTTGAACGCCTCAATGATCTGTTCATCTGTCACAGTTCTATTCTTTTTCAATTGTTTCTTACCGACGCCATAATAAGTACCAAGTTCCCGCGCTGCATATTGGCTTATGCCTAGCCTTGATGCAATCTCCCGCCAAGTCAAATCGTAAGAGAACTCACTTAAGAAGCGTTCTTTCGTGCATTTGTTATAAAAGCGCTTATGCTCAAGCGTGAAATGTTTATTGTCCCTATAACCTTCATACACTTCACCACGTTCAAGCATCTCTTCAATCATAAGCGTTCTTTGTAAATCATCCATGTTGTCTCACTTTCTTTTAAAATGGATCACATAGTAAACAAAAAACTTTTTAATTTTCTTTCTTAGTTTTCATTGTGGTTTGTAAAATATAAGAGAGGTTCATGATTAGCTAGTCTATCAAGTGATCTTTTATAATAGGTTTCGTCTTTCTCCATGCAAATAAATTGCCTATTGCTATTTAAACACGCTATCGCTGTAGTCCCTGAACCGCTGCAATTATCAAGTACGATTTCGCCTTCATTGGTATAGGTTTTGATTAGGTACTCAAACAAGGCCACCGGCTTCTGTGTTGGATGAAATCCTATCTCATTTGAAAATTCTAAGATATCACTGGGAAAGTATTCACCATTATTGACTGTTGGAATTCTAACCAGTTTTTCATCACCGTAGGCACTCTTGCCACCGATTGAAGATTTCTCATTACTTATTTTATATGCTTTGCCATCTTGCATTTGAGGATTATATTTTGGCTGTTTTTTGTAAAAAATCATCACTTCCTCAAATTGCGATAAAGGTCTTCTATTTGCATTGAGAAATTGAGTTTTTAAACTCTTGATCCAAATCCATCTATATCTAAAAAGCGCTGGATTGCTTGACCATAGCTTGAAAGTAAAGACATTATTGGCCGTCAAAACAATTGCGCCGTTGTCCTTGATAATTCTCTCATACTCCTGCCAAAGTCTAGTCATATCAATAATAGAATCCCACTCGCAGGCCGTCGTTCCATAGGGAAGATCGCAAAGGATCATATCAATCGATTTACTGGGAATGGATGGCATGAGGTCAAGGCAATCGCCAAGGTGGATCTTATTCTCTTCTAGCATTTATCCCCCATGTGCAATAGTGGTTCATGATTTGCCAGTCTCTCAATTGACTTGCGATGATATGTTTCATCTCTCTCAATGCAGATAAACCGGCGGTTTGTATTTATGCAGGCAACGGCGGTGGTGCCACTGCCTGAGCAGTTATCTAAGACTAGCTCGTTTTCGTTGGTATAGGTTTTGATTAGGTACTCAAACAAGGCTACTGGCTTTTGTGTTGGGTGTTGCCCTTTATCTTTTGAGAATACCGCAGATGCTATTTGTATAATATCTGAAGGATATCGTTCTCCGTTATTATTTGTATCACTTCTTTTCGTTGCTGATCCTCCTAAGTAAGCCACAGATTCCATTCTATTGTTTCTCTTCATAGTATATGGTGCACCTTTTGACATTTGTGGAAAATAAGGAGGCGTCCCCCTGCAAAATAATAAAACATCCTCATGTTGTCGCATGGGTATTCTATTTGCTGACAAGTGCCCAACTTTTATAATTTTATCCCACACTTGTTTGTATTTAAAGATTTTGGGATTTGAGTTATAAAGTTTAAAGGTGAATACTGAGTTAGCCGTCAAAACAATAGCTCCATTATCCTTAATCACTCGTTCATACTCAGCCCAAAGCCTAGCCATGTCAATGATGCTGTCCCATTCACAAGCCGTTGTCCCATAAGGCAAATCGCAAAGGATCATATCAACCGATTTACTGGGAATGGACGGCATAAGGTCAAGGCAATCGCCTAAATGTATCTTGTTTTCTTCTAGCATTTATCCCCCATGTGCAATAAAGGTTCATGATTTGCCAGTCTCTCAATTGACTTGCGATGATATGTTTCATCTCTCTCAATGCAGATAAACCGGCGATTGGTGTTCATGCACGCGATGGCCGTTGTACCGCTACCGCTACAATTATCTAAGACTAGTTCGTTCTCGTTTGTATAGGTTTTGATTAGATACTCAAACAATGCTACAGGTTTTTGCGTTGGGTGTAGTCCTCGTTCTCTTGTTAAGTTCGCTGAATCTATTTGTATGATATCCGATGGATATCTTGTTTTTACGTCTTTCTTTTCTTGTGTAAAAATAGGATCTTTTTGAAATTTAGGATGCACTTTTTGACCGGCTTTCATAGAGTAAGCCGTATCTGATAAAGTCATTTGTGGATTGTAACAAGGCGACTTTTTATAGAAAATTAAAATATCTTCATGCTGTCTCATTGGTCTTCTTGTTGCGTCAAACAAGCCCACTTTTAATCTCTTATTCCATACAATCTTATATCTAAATAGTCGAATATTGCTCTGCCAAAGTTTAAAAGTAAAATATGATGATGCTGTCAGAACGATAGCCCCATTATCTTTGATCACTCGTTCATACTCTTGCCAAAGTTTAGACATGTCAATGATAGAATCCCACTCGCAAGCCGTTGTCCCATAAGGCAAATCGCAAAGGATCATATCAACCGATTTACTGGGAATGGACGGCATAAGGTCAAGGCAATCGCCTAAATGTATCTTGTTTTCTTCTAGCATTTATCCCCCAAATGGAATAGTGGTTCATGGTTGTTCATTCTCTCAATGCTCTTGCGGTGATAGGTTTCATCCCTCTCAATGCAAATAAACCTTCTATTGGTATTCATGCACGCGATGGCCGTTGTACCGCTACCGCTACAATTATCTAAGACTAACTCATTTTCATTGGTGTAGGTCTTGATTAGGTACTCAAACAATGCAACCGGCTTTTGTGTTGGATGGATTGTTATGTTAATGCTTGATCCAGTATTTGCGGATTGAAATTCTAAAATCGTAGTTGGCAATCTATCTTCATTTGCTACCTTTCTTTTTAGCCTATTTTGAGCATAAACATTGCAATCAATATGCTTCATATTCACATCTCTATGCTCACTCTTCCCCTTTCTGAAGGAAATAGGATTATATGTCGGCTGTTTCTTGTAAAAGACAAGTACATCCTCAAAATTCCTCATAGGCTGCTTCTTTGCTAAGAGAAATCCGGTAGCCAATGACTTCTTCCATATCCACCGATATTTAAACATCTTTGGATTGCTATTGTACAAAGCAAAAGTGAATTCGTTGCAGGCCGTCAAAACGATAGCGCCGTTATCCTTAATCACTCTCTCATACTCCTGCCAAAGTCTAGTCATATCAATAATAGAATCCCACTCGCAGGCCGTTGTACCATAAGGCAAATCACAAAGGATCATATCAACAGATTTACTAGGAATACTAGGTAGCAAATCAAGACAATCACCATGATAAATTTCATTAGTTTTCATAGTCAATCAAGTACTTATTAAAATTAGCCACGACGTGCCATAAGCACATTTAAAATCTTCCCTGTCTCTTCTGTACATAGTACGGGGGAAAATTCGCTTTGACCTGCAAGCATGATCGGCGTATTTTGTAGCGCATCTAAAAGATACTTAGGGGAAAAACTGATTTGATAATCGATATGCGCAAACCCTTCATCTTTTGATTCGTAGGTCAAACCGGTAGTACTGGAATCTTTGAGACTAAGATAAAGCTTATTGCCTTCTTTTTGGTGTCTCAAAGTGATGCCTGCTCCCGCTTTATCTTGTGCAAATAACAACGCTTCTTTAACGCTGTGAAGATGAGCGCTGTTGAATGTGATCATATATTCGTTGTTCTTTGGAACGATGCGTGAAATATCTGGGAATTCTTCAGCAATCAAGCGCACCGCTAAAATGAAATCTTGCCCCCTTGATACATATAGCATACTCTTTGTTGCCCAAATTCGAGCGTCAACATTGCCATTGAGTACGTCGCAAAGAAGCGGAACTTGACCTTTAGGAAGCAACGCATTTAAATTGGTTTTGATGCCTGTTTTGTAGATAGTCAAGCGGTGTCCATCTGTAGCGGTAGCGACTAGAAAACCTTGATCATTTGTAGATAGAAACACGCTGCACAATCGAACCCTTGATTCTTCATTCGAGGAAGCAATTAGCGCCGTAGCTAAAGCGTTTCGAAGTTCGATGATATCTGTATCATTTAAAGCGTATGCGTCTTCTTGCCCTTGAATTCCTTGAATATCGGTCAAGATATCAGAGTAATCTGTGGAATCAAGTACTTGATGCGTGATTTCAGCTTGTCCGGCCTTGATCTTGTCATCAATGATATCAATGGTTTTATAGGTAGGTAATAACTTACTAAGCGCTTCATGATGAATCAAAGTACTAAATGATGAGTCCCCAACGAAATCACAATCAATTAATTTATGAGTAATCGTAGTTTCAAGGTCAGTAGCGGACAAACGAACAAAGCGACTAGCGCCAACAACAACACAATCAACATGCACAAAAGACAAGTATTCGGGCGTTTTTTTGCGTTTTGCTACGGCGATGATTTCTTTGATTGCCTTGATATTAGTTTTCAATGATAATGAGATCTTCATCTTTGATTCCCTTTAGTAGGTGATTTGTTTTAGCTTTGATTCTAAGAATACGGCGAGCATAGTTATGCGCCTTTTGGCCTTTGCCTGCATACGCCTTGACCGCTTGAAACTCATCACCGTCGTGAATTTCTAGATAGGTTCTAAGGGCTGTCACACCGGCCTTGATAAGGTCGCAATTTTCAAGTTTCTTGTTTTCACACCATAGGCGCGGCGTTGCCTGCATAGGGCCAAAACCTTTGCCATCAAACGCAATCGCTTCTTGTGTGAACTTAGATTCGTTGAATGCGATTGAAACTGCTAGAACTGGATCAATCGCTTGATTCTTAGCTTCTTGGGCGATCATCTTACATGTTTTCAATCTATTTTGAAAAGTTTTACTTAGTTTTTTTGAGTAATCGATCGATTGATCATGTGTAAAAAGTGATAAGATCAAGATATAACACAGCATTTTATCTCCTTGTAGAGGTTGAAAGAGTTGTTCTAGTATGCCAAATGATCAAAGTTTGTCAAATAAAATGATTTTACCTAGTACGCCAATCGAACGAAGGTTATTAGCGGCGCATTCCCCTGTTTTCTTTGATGTTTATTACTGTGGTATGCAATACGCAAGACATAGAGTAGCATGGCTAAAGCGGTTAGAGGATGAACGCAATCAAGCAATCAAAGAGCGCCGAAAAAATAGAATTCTATTACTAGCGCCTCGTTCACATGGTAAAACAGAACTAGCGGTGACATATGCATTACGTGCTATTTGTTTAAATAGGGATGTGCGTATCTTGTGGATTTGTGCAAGCGCCCCCCAAGCTGAGCGCCGTATGTCCCGTGTGAAAGAACTTCTTAAAAGTGAGAGGATTATTGAAGATTGGGCAAGTGATACAGATGCTGGCTGTTTACCCTTTGAAGGTGGCGGCGAAAGCTGGACACAAAGACAAATCTATGTAAAAAGAAAAAATCATAGCGTTGATCCTACAATTCAAGCAATTGGGGCCGGCGGCGCAATCACTGGGGCGCATTTTGATATCATCTTAGCGGATGACTTAGAGGATGATGACACAGTGTACTCACAAACAAGTAGAGAGAAAACGCGCCGGTGGTTTCGTGGTACTGTTCAACCTATGTTAGAACCTGGCGGGCTTATGATTGTCATTGGGACTAGGAAGCATCACGATGATCTCTATGGACATTTAAAAGTTGATGCAACATGGTCAGTTCAAGAAGATCCCGCAATTATCAAGTGGCCGGAACATTATGAATATGAGACAAAAGAAATCAATGGTAAATCAAGAATAACCGGCGTAAAGGTAGTAGGCGAACCGGTAGTTTTATGGAAGGAACATAGGCCTTTTGAAATGCTCATGGAAGAACGTATGACCATAGGTTCACAAATGTTCGCAAGAGAATTTTTAAACCAAGTTCAAGACGATACAGCGGCGGCCTTTAAATGGGAATGGTTGCAACATGCACAAGAGAGAGGAAGAAATCTAAGTTTTTATGAAGTCCCACAGCACATTAACGCCGATCAATTTGATATTGTTCAAGGCTGGGATTTTTCCCTTGTACAAAACGCACAGCATGCGGAAACAAAAGATAGTGATTTCACTGTTGGCACAACATGGGCAAGAGACAGACGAACCGGCGATCATTATTTACTAGGATTGTTTAGAAAGCGGGGTATGAGTACAAGTGAACTTAGGAACGCTGTAATTAGGGAATATGAGCGCTTTAAAGGGCGTGTTTATGCGGTTGCTGTAGAACGAAACGCATTCGGTGAATTGCATTATGTAGGACTCAAGCAAACTTCTGATCTACCTTTACGGCCTCACTTGACTACGGGGGCAAAAAAGGCAAGTCCATGGGATGGGGTTACTTCTCTATCTGTACTCTTTGAGAATGGGAAAGTGATTATTCCTAGTCGCACAAGTATTGATAAAGAGATAAGTGATCCATTGATACAAGAATTATGGGGCTTAGGTAGAGAGAAACATGATGATACTGTTATGTCTTTATGGATTGCTCACTGTGTACTAAGAGAAGAAAGGTTTCAACATATCATTAGTTTCGGCGATCGTGAGTATCTGGATGATCTAGATCAGACAGTGAATGGGTTGCGTGAAGAAGATACAAGAGATTTACATAGAATTTTAGCAAGTTGGGATTTCAAAGATGATTTTGATGATGAAAACTAATCAACAAGTTAATATGATCAATAAGAAGGAGAATCAATTATGACTTACCAAACAACAAAACTAACTGATTTGAATGAAGTGATATTCACAAGAAGTAATTCACGTGTTGACTTTGCAAACTACCCATCTAATGTGCAAGTTTCTTGTAGCAATTTAGGCGCTGGGAATTTTGATGTGTTTATTTTGCCTTGTGGTGAAAGCGACTTTAAGTCTCATATTTTAGGAGCGAGTGAACTAGATACTGTCATGATTGCGGGCAAAGACGCCCCTTTATTTGATAAAGTAAAAATAGTTTTTAATGGTGCAATTACCCCCGTAACAGCCACATTGACCGCTTGGGAACGAGGTATTTAAATGGCAACACTCTATAAGAACAAAGGTATCCCCGAAAGTGAAAAGGGGCAAGCCGGCGGAATTGCAACACTTGACGAAACCGGCAAAATTCCCGCGTCTCAAATGCCTGGCGGGCTTGGTCAAGGTGATGTTGATTCCGTGAATGGTATTATTCCTGATGTTAATGGCAATGTGTCAATGACTACCTCAAACATGCCCGAAGGTACGAATCTTTATTGGACACAAACACGCTTTAATGCCGCGTATGATAGCGCTTCTTCAAGCCTTGAACTAGGATTACAGACACTAGAACAAGATTTAGCAACAGAGATCACCAATCGAACAAATGGCGATAACGCGCTTGATACCCGCTTAACAACGCTTGAGGGTCAATTCACTACACTAGATGGGCAAGTGTCTGGCATTGATACACGATTGACAAGCGCGGAGTCAGATATTGACACACTACAAGCGGATATCCTCACCAAAGCATCAGCCCAATCGGTGAACGATGTATCTTCAAGGCTAACAACCGCGGAAACAGATATTGACACACTACAAGCCGATATCCTCACACTAACCGCCGGCGTTGACCTTAGAGCGCTTGAAGCTGATTTACAAAGTGAAATCACCAACAGAACCAACGCCGATTCAGCGCTTGATCTTCGCTTAGATGATGTAGAAGCACATCATTTACATAGTAATTCTTATTATGTTAACGATGGCCTCAATGATTTTCAAGCGGTAATCAATGAAATTGGCGTTGATCAAGGCAATGTTATTTATGCTTCCGCTGGTTCTTTTGGCGGCGCTACGCTTTCAATTGAGGATAAAGTAAATCTAGGGATTATTTGTCCCAATGCTGGAAACACAATTTGCGAACTAGCGGGCGGGCGTGGTCTTGCAATTAGCGGGACAAGTGAACGCGTTCGCATTACTAATCTACAAATTGAGGGGGCTACTAGCATCACAGGGACAAAAGGCCGTCATATTTTTCAAAGTGTTCAATTTTTGGGAGGTCTCACAATTGACGGTGTGACAGATTCAAGCGCAACATTTATGACCTTCACCGATTGCGAATTTTCTAATCAAAATATTCTGATTTCAAATTTGACAAATTGCACAATCTATTTTAATCGTTGCTCACTAAATAACCTTCGTATCATCCCTTCAAATGTATCCTCACCATTTTTAATTATTGTTTCAGAATGTAGTGGCCTAAACACACTACAAACAAATTTAACTAGTGGTGTTGTGATTGCAGGCCGAACAGGATACGCAAATAACACAGTGAAAACATTTACTACTTCAGCAAATTTCATTAGTGCGCTAGGTGTTGAAACCTCTTTCACTGGTAGTTATACAGAACTACGAGACAAGCCAACACTTATCACCGCGAGTACTCAATTAACTGATTCCGCTGATTTACTTAGAACTTCTGATAAGGGCGTTGCGAATGGCGTCGCTGAATTAGACGCCAATGGACTAATTCCTAATCACCATATTCCCCCGCTTGCCTTGACTAAACCGTATGTAGTACAGACCATTGCAGAAAGAAACGCGCTTACCGGTATCAATACGGGGGATGTTGCTATTGTTGTCAATGATCCAACCCCCGCGAACAATGGAAATTATATCTATGATTCTGATGCCCCTGGCTGGATTGCACTTTACAATTCAACTTCCCCCGTATCTAGTGTAAATGATCAAATTGGCGCCGTAACTCTATATACAGGGGATATTTCAGAAGGGCAAGGGGCGCAAGGTGAAGCAAGTAAACTTTACTTCACTGATTCAAGGGCATTAAGCGCCGCCGTGACAAATGATATTGATGATTTAAGCAAAGCGCCCAACGCCCCAACTGTCAAACTTTATGTTACAGGTATCACAGATGCTTTAGATTCCCGCGTAAACTTATTAGAAGGCGGATCAGCTACATATGCTACTGTGGCGTATGTAGACAATGGGTTAGCTGGCAAACTTGATGCCACAAGTTATACGGCGAGCGACGTACTCACAAAAATCAAGACTGTTGATGGTTCAGGTAGTGGTCTAGATGCCGATTTACTTGATGGGCTGGACTCAACCGACTTTGTACGTATGACAACAGCGCAAACAATTGCAGGTGTAAAAACTTTCTCATCTTCCCCAATTGTCCCCGATCTAAGCGCTAATGACAATTCTACGAAGTCTGTAAATTCTAAGTATGTTGACAATGCGATCAGCACACAAGATACAGCGATGAAGTCATACTATACAGCAGGGGCGGGAATAACTGTGTCTAGTGGCGTAATTGCGTCAACCATCACACAATATACAGACGCTTTAGCACGAAGCGCCGCCGGCGCCGGTCTTGCAAGTGGCAACGCAACAAATACAGGAATTACTTTCACAAATAATACAGGCGCTTCACGAATTGACGCTGTAGTATCTCTTTCGGGGTTCTCTGTAAATGCATTGTCCGATGTGGACACAACAACAACAGCGCCTACAAATGGGCAAGCGCTAGTTTGGGAAAGCGCAAGTTCACAATGGAAACCTGGTACAGTGAGCGGGGGCGGTGGTGGCGGTAGTTTGCCCGATGTAATCACAGGTACCTTCGTTTCAAATATCTATACGCCCGCCGCCCCTAGTGCAGGTACTTTAGAAATTACATATCTTCTTAGTCCAACCGCTAATTCAACAGTTGCCTTAACTAACATTGTACCTAGTGCTGGCAATAAAGGGATGAAGTTAAACTTTAAGAAATTAACCTCTTTTTATGTACTCATTACCCCCTCAACCGGTGTATCTATTGACGGACTCACTGGAGGGACTGATATGATTCAGCAATATTCAGCATTGACTTTACAGTCTACCGGTACAAACTGGATCATCCTTTAAGGCCTTATCATGAGTTTTTTAATTAAAAATTTTAATGGACATGCTGGGGTATGTATCCTAAATAGGCAATCAAGCGCGGCATCCCCCCCATGGGTTTTACAAGGGGGCACATTTACCCCCTTATCTATCGGGACAAATGTAACACTTGAAGGCGGATTTAGATATCATGCAACTTGGAATTGGGCATCATCAAACACCGCAACCGGTGTTATACTTCGCTATTTTACCGTCGTATTTACAACGATGGATTCCTCATTGTTTGCATCATCCCCTATTGTATCAAGGCCTTATTCATCAACGTATCTTAGTACGTATGGTCTTCAAACTACCGAAGCTCATTTAGTATTCGATGCCCCCGCAGATTGTGAACTACAATTTTCGGCATCCTATGAATGCCCATCATCATCTCTTCTCATCTGGAGGTTCCCATTATGAGCTATGAAGGTTCAACATCTCGAAATTCAAAATATGGTTATATGTTTATGGGTAGCGCTAGCGTGGTCTATCCTGGTATGACAACAAGTCATAGGGTTGCAACCGGCCCTTATGTAATTTACCGAAATACGTTCAGTACTACATTCATTCGCTTGATTGGTGATGGTGGCGCTACAACTACTAGTTTGTCTCATAATTTACAACGAACATTAAATAACCCTGATCATCTTACAAATCGTTCTATGTGGTATACAAATAGCACAGTATCGGAAAGATGGTATACGCCTTTATCAAAAGGGCTGGCATCATGTACATATACAAGTATGGATAATTTTAGTACTACTACATCAACCGCCGGCGCTATTCGTCTTGAGATGGAGATTTAGTATGTCCCATATTCCTATTCAATCAACCAATCAATCGATCTTCGCAATTGAAACCGGTTTTGATTCAGTGGCCGGCGTACAAGATCCAACATACAACCCGCGTATTCTTGACAGTGTTGAGTTGCATCAGTTCTTCACAAGACAACAACACTACGCGGGAAAATATATCGAAGGGGTGTCTACGTCTGTAAATGGACTTGTTTTGCCTCAAGGTTATTATTTTGTTCTTGATCCATATATGTACTACTCATCGGGGAGTACATACGTAGCTACCCCATATCTGACATGGAATATAGACGGCGTTGATACAATCCCTAGATTCCAAAGTCATTATATGACTGATCAGCCTGGTGGGTCAAATGCCTCATATCGTGGTTTACTCTTTGTGGATTGCTCATCATCCTCTAAGACAGTGAAAATCATTGCTAGGGGGGCGGGTTGGGCAAGTATGGGAAATGTATATTTTGACAACCAACAAACTACGGCTGTTGCTACTACAACACATAAATCTCATATTGATATCTACGCAATCGATGCTAGCACGTATGCAAATCCCGTAGTTCGTACACTAGATGCAAATGAGAAAATCACGTCTTGGGGTGTTGCGCAACAAATGCCCCCCGAAGCATTAAATAAATTTTGGGTCAATACAACGTCTTGGACACAAACATTCTACGCCCCTATTCCGACACAAGCTGGGGATTGGTTTGGATTTATGCAGATGGATAATTCAACAACGGCCGCCATCACGATCACAAGCCCGCCAACGTCTCAAACGCTTGTAAGTGCGGTTGTAGGTTCATCAGGAACCGCAGGCGATAGTAGAGCAATGGGGGGGCAAAATTCATGGAAATGGGTATGGACGGGGATACGCTGGCTAGAAGTCCCAATCTCTAATGATGGATATGTGAAAGTTTAACATGAAACGTGCCCTATTTTTTACAATCCTTCTTATTTCTACTACTCAAGCTCAAGAAGATGATGCATTGATCAAGTTATTTGCTCAAGAACTTAGAAACTTGAAACTTGAAATAAATAGACTAAAAGAAGAGAATAAACAATTGAAACAACAAAATGATGAACTCAAGGAGGCATTAAATGGCTGTGAGAACAAGAACACAAAAATCTCTGAATACTTCAACCTCGGATTTAGTACCATTGGAGCAATCGCCGGCGGTTTCTGTGCCTTCGGTAGATAAGAAATTAGGGACTGAAAATTTTTCAATCAGTGAACTAGAATATTCTTGTAGCGTTCCTAGTGAATTATTGAACAATGCGCAAGAACTACTAGAAAATCTTCAAGTACTTAGAAACGAAGTCAAAAAACCTATTAAGATCATCCCTGGCGGTGGTTATCGTGATGAGAAGCTTAATGCACAGTGTAAGGGTTCAAAAAATAGTCAACACTTACAGGCGAAGGCCTCAGATATCAGAATCGACGGGTTAAGCCCCGCACAAGTACAACAAACGATCTTGAAGCTTATTGATCAAGGCAAAATGAAAAAAGGCGGCGTAGGTATTTATGAAAATTTTGTTCATTATGATATACGTGGCACCCTCACACAGTGGAAAGGATAGTATCAAATGGACAATCAAACAATCACCATCTCAATTGCGGGTGTATCAACCTTGATTTCATCCATCTACCCTATCTATAAGTCATTAAGTGATAAAGAACAACGATTAGTTAGACTAGAGCAAGAGATTAAGAATTTAACTGATAAACATGTATCTATTGAACAAGAAATTAGATCGATGGATACTAAGCAAGATAAGCTAGTTTCAGAGATATCAGATATCAAGGTTTTACTTGGTAGAATTGAAGAACGCTTAGTAAACCTACAACAAAAGAAGAATATTTAATTAGTCCATATTGTGTAATTACCATCAGCATCTATTTTGCTTTCAGCATTCTTTGACCACAAGCGCATAAGTGTTGGCGATGCCTCGATAGGTGTATCGGGGCAAAATGTTTGCATAGCATCAATCATCACTTCTTGTAATCTCTTAGCGGCTGATTGCGCCTTATATTCTGGCGCCTCGATAATAATTTCATCATGAATAAAGACAACCGGTCTAGAACCATATAAAGGGCTATCCGTATCAGAAAAGCATTCAAGCGCAACCCTAAATAAGGCCTCTTTCGCCCCATCGCTGGCTAATCCTTGAAAGGGTGTATTACAAGCTTGAGTAAAAGACACACGCCCCCGCTTGCGTTGTGATTGAGGAATAATAACAAATCCTTGATCGTGTGCGTCTTGTGCATGATCTAACCAATCCCAAAGTTGCCACGCGTCAAACCATTGGTTCTTTAGGTCTTGCGCTTCGTCTCTTGTGAGGGATACCCCGTACCCTTTAGCATACGCCATAAATGAGCTGGCGCCCATACCGCCTGGAAATCCAAAATTACAAGCCTTCGCGCGTTGTCTTTGCTTCTTGATTTCTTTATCACCTTGAGACTTTCTAGTCATACCCTCTTCATACGTTATATTAAGCATTTTACACGCAAACCATGTATGAGGGTCAAACCCCGAATCTTGCTTATACATGCGTAGAAGGGGACTTTCTTTGCCTGTAATGGAATAATGGCATTGTGCAAGTGTTCTTAGTTCGGCGGCGTCATAATCACAAGCCACAAAGACAAAACATTGACTAGGAACGAAACAATCTCTAATTCCTTCCCTGCGTGGTAGATTTTGCAAATTAGGATCTTTTGAACTAGTCCGGCCGGTAGCTTGCAAGACTTCATAATCACATCGTAAGCGCCCATCCATACGGGGCAAATTGACCATCTCAACGCTGTCAATGTAGGTACTGAGAAGCTTAGTTATTTCTCTATATTCTAAGAGTGCTAACAAGTCCGCATCCTCACTCTCTTCTAGTGCGCCTTTATCTACGCTAATTTCGCCCGAATTTGTCTTTTTGATCTCTTTTTTCATAGACTCATACGCTGTTTGTACTTTTGCCTTTAAAACACTCTTATTCTCTTTAATTTCGCCCTTTTCGATTTTCAAGATACCTGCATCAAGTAAAGGCGTTGCGGTTTCTCTAATTGCATCCTCTAAGCTCTTTTTTACAGATGATACTTTTGAGGCATCAACACAAATACCTTGCGAACCTGTCAAGCGTAGCGCGAAATCATAGGATACTTGTTTAGCGTGCCCCATGATCTCATCTTGGGGAATTTGCGCCATTTGTACTTGATAAACTAGAAATGTGTACATAGCATCATAAACAGCGTAAATTTTAGCTTCATGACTCCAAATCTCAAGGGATTGAGATCTAAGAGAATCATAATTATAGCGTATGGAATCCGCTTGTTTGCTGGCTGTGATATCAATCATAAAGTACTTGTACACAAGACCGGCAAGAGACAATTTAGAGACCTTAGAACCATTTACATCTATCATCCCTACACCTTCGCCCCCATGAGCGATTTTATGTAGTTTTTCAATGATACCGGTATCATGTACCCTACCTTCTTTAAGCGCTCGAAATACGGGGCCGTAAAGCGTTGGATATGAGGCACAGATGACAGATAAATCAAAGGCCGCGTTGTGCATGATAATTGTTCTACTGGTATCAAGAAAAACACTCTTTAACCATGTATACAATGTTGTATCAAAGCGGGCAATAAATGAATCTGTGTTATCTTGCTCATCCATCAAAAAGGCTGTTAAGCAAATAGGGGCTGGGACATTGTTATCAACAATTAAATGTGTTTCTGTATCAATAGCAACATATTTCATAGTTTCTCCTGTTGTGTGGCTAAGGTGTTTGATAATACCGCTTGTTTTTCAATTTGTCAATAAATTTACAAAATTAAATAAATATATCTTAGAAACTAAATGTAAAAAAACCCGCATGAATTAACACGCGGGTTTTTCTACGCCTTAACCTCCACTACGGAGCTATTTTGATCTTAGCTTCTTTTTGTGGTTTGTCAATAGTTTTTTTGTACGTACTACAAATTTTTAGAATGGTAGGTTGTCAAGATCATCATCATTGTTTGATGATGGGGACAATGCACCATCTACAGGCATCCAATTGGTCTCAAGAAACGCTTTATCAAGTTTGCTTTTCTTTTCAACAACGCGACAGCGTACTTGATGATTTACAAGTACGGATTCAGATCCACCATTACAAGCATTGATCACGATTTCAGCTGATACTTGTGATCTAAATTCAGGGGGCAAAACAGAACACACAAAAGACTTGAGCGCCTCAATGTTGCCTTTTTGCTTCCACGCTGGTACGCCGGTCAATTTGTACATATGCTTTACAGGTGTCCCGATTTGCATTGTACTGCTTGACGCGATTGATGCTTCAATGATGATATAATCAGAACCATCATTTTGACTTGTGAGGCCTTTAACGCCTTCGATTTGTAAAATGTGATCACCTTGAGCAATGTTATCACGAGACACGCGGGCTTGTGTTGCTTGTGCAATCTGTCCGGCATATTTGCTAATGTCAAATGTCATTTGTCATTTCCTTGTTTTAAGGGTTGAGCATGTTTGTAAAATCAAAATAGCATAGTTTTCTAGTTTGTCAAGACTTTTTACAAATTATTTATTATTTTTTGTTGCATAGATCAATCTTTGTTTCTGACCGGTTGTATCTTGTATATATTGAGCATCTCTAAGCGCTTTACTAAACGATTTAGCAAATAAGCCCATATTTAAGATAGATACATGTACTTCATCTGCTGATTGCCCTGGTCTATGTGTCCTAGCTAGCATTTGTTCCCATGTGCTAGGATGCGCCAAAGGGTGAACGATGATTTGATTATTCCATGCTTGTAAGTTCTTCCCTGTGCCATGTGCTTGGATACTCATGATTGCTGTATGTGCCTTGTGTTTATTTGTATCAAGTCTTTTTGCATCTTCATTGCCTGCGCCGTACAATTCACAATTCAAGGCGTCTTTTAACCTATGCGCAAGGGCTGAATATGCACACCATATTAAAACCGGTTCAGATTGTTCAAGTGTCCATTTTTGCACATAGTCGATCAAGAAATCATCAAGCCAAATCGCCTTTGTTTTTGGCGCTTCCCTATCTTTTACACTCTTCCAATTTTGCCATGCTATAGATAGAGCTTTTGGCGCTTCTTTAGTCTCTGCATACTGTGAAATCAAAGAGATGCTATCAAAGTTTGAGCGTTCAAGCATTTGAAACGATGCACGCCCCCACGCTCTTTTATACTCAATCCATTCATGATCAATTTTTCTATCTTCCCAATCCCAAGCATAGATAAACCCGCAAGAGATTTGCCCCCATACTCTAAGCAAAAAAGCATCTTTCGGAGTCCATAGATCAGATGATTGAAACACAGCTTCAAGCTGTTCACTGTCAAGAATTTCATTTGTAGCGCTCACAATGTCATTTGTGCTCATTGCAATTGCGATACTCTTTTTAAGGCTGGCGGGCATGCTGATTTTTTCTTTGTTGATAATCAGTGATGCGCCAACCTCTTGACTTTTAGTGATAACAATCCCTTTTGTTCTCTGAAGTCTTGATAAATATTCTTCTTTTGAACCTTTAGGGATGATTTCGCTCACTAGTTTAGAGGGTATACCGTCTTCAATGCTCAAACACCATTCTTGCACGATTTGAGATAGTCTAGGAATAGGCGAATAAGCGCCTAGCGCCCATGATGCTAAATGTGAGTAATCCACGATTGAGCGCGCAACCAAAGTACCGCTTAACGCACAGAACATAGGGGCAAACTTGAGCATGTAATTATCTAAGCGGCGTACTCTTGCGCTTTTTAGATTTCGTAATAAGTGCGCTTCATCACAAATAATGAGATCAGGGGCGTAATCTTCAAGTTCTTTTAGTCTTTTTGGAGAGCTAAGCGTTTCATATGATAACACTTTCATTTCTTTCAAATCCCAATGAGTACCATATGAGCAACGATCTGATTTATGCTGTGTAATCATGAAGGCCGGCAACAATAATAGCGGGCGTTCTGATCTTAACACAGTAGGGAGAAGCATTGAGACTAATGTTTTACCTTCACCACATGCAACAAAACCTAGTAAGCCTTTTCGATCAATTGCTTGCCATAACATGTCATTTTGAATAGGCCTTAGCGCTTGTTTGCCTTCTGGTTTCTTTAGGTATTTTGTCAAATCTTGATTATGTTCAATTTTATCTAAGGGAACTAATTTCAAGCGTTCCCATTCAGTAGCAATCATTTTAAATTAGACTCTTCGAATTACTGTACTTGCATTCGCAATTAGCAAACTGCCTACTCTTGTAAACTCATCACTCATAGGATCAATATAGATACTTGTTGTTGTCTTTGACCAAGATTGAGATGCTAGCAAAGATTGAAACGCATTCCAACCTTTCCCATAGTCTACTTGAGACAAATGAAAAACTTGAAACTGATTGCAAATCATCTGAATTTCTTCTCTGAATGCTTCATAAAAAGTGATAGGCGCAATCATACTTTTTTGAGGTAAACAACCAATAAACAATGATCGGCGTTCATATGGTGGGACAATTGCTAAAGGTTTTTCGATTTGTGCTTGAATCTTTGCTTCTACTTGAGGCGCAATAGATACGTTTTGAACTGGTGCTTTTGGTGCTGTTAGTCCTAGCTTGCTTGCTAGATCAAGGCCTTGTGTCTGTGTCATAGTGTCAATCTCTTTTCTTTTTAAAAGACATTCGGAGCGATAAGGGCAACCCCCAAACTTGAAACATGAATCTAAGTTCTTTTCAATTTCGAGTTCTTCTTTTATAGCGTCTAATTTCATCTTGTCAATTGTTTTTACTATCTCATTGAAATGCGCATCATTCTCTTGTCTAGTGAGTATATATGACACACTAGATGACCATGCTGGCGATTTCGTACCATAGTAAACATGCATAACTTCAACATGTTCAAGAGTAGGCATGTTATCAAAAATCGAGCGGGCGTAGATATTCATCTGTACATCGTAGCCTAGCTCTTTTGAAGTCTTTGTATACTTTTTTGAACTGGTTGTTTTATGATCAATGATTCGTACAAACCCTTGTCCTTTATGGAGTAAATCAATAAACCCCATAATCGGAACTGGTGAATCCTTGATCGGTAGCGCTTCATGAATACCAAGTTCAATCGCTAAATCTTCATCTCTACTAGGTAGATACTCAAGACCCCTCTTAGCAATAGCGCCGATCTCTGTATCTGGTATATCTAAACCATCTCTGAAATAGGCCTCAATAATGCTATGGATATCTTTACCGAGTTCGGTAGATGCGCTTGATGGACTGGGTAAGCCTACGATCTTTTGAAGATACCATTTACGGGGGCAATCAAGATATGTTTTGATTTGTGATGCTGAAACATGTGTAAATTTTGAACTCATTATTCTTTATCACCGTATTTCTCTTTTGCTGCCTGCTCTCTCTGTTCGGGCGTGGTAGCCTTAGCAATAGCATCTTTAATCTGTGATACACCTAGAACGCTTTGAATAAGTGAAGCGCCGGTAAATCTCACGCTCTTTTTATCTGTACTTGTGCCACAGGTAATCCCGCCAATGGGCATGCCTTCAGCGTACTTCGATAAATATTCTTCTTGTGAAATCCTTGTAGTTGGGTATCCCTCAAGCCAACGATGATCATACACGCCTCTTTTTTCAAGCTTTTGTTCTGCTGTACTCATCTTCTTTTGAGTCAAGCTAAAATATTCAATTGCTTTATTTACCTTAACACTTGACCATTTGCCTTTATCTACGGCGAAACCTTCTTTAGTCAAGATATCTACGATTTCAGCTGGTTTCTTGAGTTCAGTAATTAGCGTAATCAATCGTTGTTTCAAAGCTTCAGTGCATATTTGCTTAAAGTTATCAATTGTCTCAAGTGCGAATAAAGATTCTTGTTTTGGTTGTTCTTTTTTTGGTTCGTCGATTTGGTAAATGAATGCGGCCTCACATGTATCAACCGTAAACGCACAAAGATTACCCTTTTGAAGGAAATTACAACGTTGCTTATTGTCTTTATCTTCTTTGTATCCACATTGGCTTAATATGCTATCTTGTGTAATTGCTTCATTAGTGTTTACTGGCGCGCTCTCTTCTTTTGTTGGAGTTTGTACCCTTGCCCAATCTTGATAATTTGGTTCAGGCATAAACTCTTTTCGTTCGTTAGGCGGTGTAATACGAACGAGCGAAAACGTGTTTTTATTACCTGCTACGCGGTGATATTGTAATTTATACCCATTACATACTTTATCTTTGTATTTCATCAATCGGCGCCCAATATTAACCACACTTAAAGAGACGCCTTGAAGCAAGGCATCTTGTAGCGGTTCTAAATAATCATCGTCTGAACGCTTATTTTTTAAGGCTGTGTACAAGTCTTGCGCATTCCATTGAGTACCCGCCCCGATATCTTTTTGATACCCGTAAAGGCCTTGAAATATTGTGTTCAAGTCATCATTTTCTCTAGATACAATTTCAGATCTAGACATTTCAACAATATCGACATTCATAAAACCAAGCAACTTGCCCACCCATGCTACGGGGTATTGTACCCAATCAGCCCATTCGGTAAAACTTCCCATAGAACTAAGTTCATTTGCTAACTCATCCACGTTTGCAAGTTCTTGAAAACTCTTTTGAATAGTCAACATATCCCGCCAAATAGAACTCGTATTTTGTGAGGCGAATGACAAAATGTCTCTATGCTTAAAGTCCCTTCGCTCATCGGGTCTATCTAGATCCGAGACTAGACGCACAGTAATCACGCGCCTATCTGTATCCGCCTTCATGATTGCATTGTTCGAAGTGCCCGCAAAGAAGGATCTAATTTTAATTGTTGGCATTTGACTTTTACCAAGAACGCGGGTCTTATATACAGAACTTGTTAAAATAGCGTCAATACTACCCGAACCTAGCGCCTGCGTTATATTATCAAGGACTATATAATCTTCCCCCTCAAGAAGCATTGTGTTTAATTGTTTCTCAAGTTCTTCTTGCTTCTCCGGCGTTGCCATGATCGTAGGCTGTCTGATACCATAAACGCCGGCCAAAGCTGTCTGAATAAACGTTGTCTTCCCTGCTGCTTTTGTGTTTGCTGATACTAGAAACAAAGGCGCGGGGGCATCAATCTTTTTACGGAATCCGGCTGTAAATAGTGTAGCTAGTGCCATCAATCTATAATGGTCTTGTGCAAAAGGGAAATCACAAAATAGATCAAGTAATCTTATTGCTGCATCCTTAGCGGCCTTGATGCTTGAGGGTATATCTTGCAAAGCATTAAAATTGAAATGTTTGACTGGTGAGTAAAAACACGCTTGAGCTTCACAATAACCTTTGTGCGTTTGCAATGGTTCAAATGCCCCATTGACTGGCGGAATGCTTGTAATCCCTTCAATACGTGGCAACATGTCTTTAATGTACGCATAATAAATTTTGATCGTTGCTACTTGCAAAGCTATGTAATTTCTTGATACGCCTTCTTTTGTGGTCTTCACTGTGTACCATCTAGAAAACTGTAAAATGTACCCTGTGATTTCTTCTACGCTAGGCGTGTAAATTGTTTCTCTATCAATTTCTAAATTCATCTTCACACGTACAATTTCATTGCCTCTTTGATAAAAGGGCGCTTCTTTAGAGGATTTAAGAACCTCTACTAAGTTTCTAATGATCTCTTGCCCGTCGATGCTATTAAACTCATATTCAAAACCATCTTGAACAAAATCATCCCAACCTCTAGGGAATTTGTTTCTAAGTGCGTTCGGTTTTGTACGCTCAATCTTGCAAGATGCGTGCATACAATTAAAAACCCAACCATTATCACCAAGAAAAAGAACGCTGGCGGTGCTCTTGTCATCATTTGATGAATGTAAATCATGCCATGGACATTGCACACGATGAACTAATTCACCATTGATTTGTTTATTCATAGGTTCAATATATAACTTATTGTCTTTGAATACTTCGATCAATCCTTGACTCACACCCCTAATCGCTTGTCTTTGTGCGGTGATATAAGAGATATCAGAGAAAAAAGAGAACATATCAATTTTATGTACATATTGTTTCGATGGCACATAGAAAAAAGAATGTAGATACTCTTTTTCTCTGATCACTTGAGGCATTCTATATGTTTTGACTACAGTATCACAAGACACATCAAAAGCGCCAAAAGATGATTTAGGTAGTCTAGCTAATACAGATTCATAGACTTTCTCCCAATCTTTGCCCCGTAATTCTTTATCCACAATAAAGGGCGCTTCTAGGGGCAAAATGACACGTAAACCATGTTTTGTTTTATATGTTAACGCATTGCCTAAAATAGGATGTGCGTTCCATGATGTGATGCAAGCCGAAAAATCATCATTTGACCACGCCCATTTTTCGCGTGGATTATCTTCCCTTTTCGCATCAAAATCTAAAGCGATAAAGTCAATTTGTACTTGTAAATCTTTGATATGCTCAATTCCAAGCCTCCATGATTGCGCTGTAGATTTGACAAGCTGTGGCGCGTGTGCTGGTTGCATCTGTGCATCAGTGTTGAACTGTGTTCTAAGCGCTTCTTTGAGGTCAACATGAAATACGGCGGGGTTTGTATACTGTCCCGCTTTTACTTTGAGATTAGGCAAAATAGAACAGAATAGGGGTTCAGCATACCATTGATTTAATACGTCTTGGGATAGATGAGGATAGAACTTGCCTTTTGCTTCGTTCATAGGTGATCTCCTGTGAGGGTGTAAGGTTGAATCAAAATAGAGAAAAAAATATGAAATGTCAAACTAAAACCGTATAAAAGATACGCAAAAACATCTTAACTACAAAATAATGTTATATTTCAATAAGATACAGAGATGATTATGTAATTATGTACTTGATAGCGCCTATATATATATTATATGTATACATCATGTACATATTATATATTTTTTAATATTAAACTATTACTTAAAACATCTTAATTATGTTAATCATCTCTGTATCTTATTGAAATATAACATTATTTTTTAGTTAAGATGTTCAATAAAAATCTTAACTATGACAAAAGATCATAACTAATTTTTCGGCGGGAATGGATAGATACCTTGTTGCGCATAGATATTTAATGTTTGATAACCAAGAGATGTATCCCAATCCTGATTTATCAGTTCATACTTGATACCGGCTGAGATGCATTTATCTAATAATGTACCAAATACCCCCTCTAATTGAGAACCCCCCAAATAAAGAGGAAAAGGCCCATTGATTTGATCGCCGTAGTTCTCTGTGTCTGGATCAAGATCAAAAAGTTCTAGTAATTGCCCGCCGAAGGGTTCGCCGGCGTCTCTTTCTTCATTGTCTTCCTTCATATATGTTGGGGGTGCTTTCGCTAGTGTAGAATCAAGGTATATTGTAATTTTACCATTCCTTAGATCATCAAGGGCGTTTAGATTCCCAAGGCCTCCGCCTGTAGTCTCAAAGATGAGGAAGGGTAAAAATTCCATTGTTTTCACTGTTACACTTTGCCCTCTTGTATAAACTGAAAACATTGAATTGCTGGCATGTGTTTGATCAGTAAATAATTGATACCTACGAACAACGATCGGGGGCGTGCCTGTCTCATGAATTTGATACACCATGTAGATTTTTACTGAACCATCGGTAAACGTGCATCGAACTAATTTATGTACTCTACCATCAGATAAATCACCGGTAGGCAAGACAAAGCGCCCTTCAGTACTGATTAGCACATTTTCATAAGTCTCTTGATCTGTCCATGGTTTGAATGACCAATAGAGAACGTTGAATAATTGTGCATATGTGCCTTTTGGCTGGTAAACAATAGCCTGCATCACTTTTGCCCAATATACACGAGGAAACGAAGCGGGGCGTACTAGATCATAGAAAAAACTAAGTCTATCTAGATCTGTTGTCGTAGCCCTAGTAAAAACTGTTGAATGTCTAGCTTTATCAATTTGAGATAGTAGCATAGCTCACCTCCGCCCCTTGCTGTACAAGGCTAAAAGGTTGTTGGGTTTGGATATATACCGCGTTGCCTGCAATGCTAGTAGCGACGCATTTAATACCCTGTACATAGACAATTTGTCCCTCTTCAAGTCCTAGATTGCTTTCTAGTTTGATCAATGTTTCATCATTTGAATTGATTTCATGAATCATTGTCAATTGTTCCGCTACTCTAGTTCTAGATTTGCCCTTTAAGTAGGTGAGCTCATCACCTATACAATCAGTCAAAATCGCTAGGTTGCTATATTCTACATTGTCAAGCTGTGTACTGGCATATGAAAACAAAGTATCTTGATTTAATAAGCGTTCGCCGGCCTTATACAATGGGGGCAAGGCCGCCCGTAGTTCATAGGTTTCAAGACTTCTTAAGCGTCTTTTTACCTGCACGCCGGCGCTAATTGTGTAATCTTGTACGCCATAAGTTAACACTAAATCGTAAATACCTGGTTCCAAAATAGGGGATGCACATAAGACATATTGCCCCCTTTGTACTTGGCAATTGACGCCCTGCCCTGGTATACATGAATAAAGATACTGGGTATAAGCAAGAGTACTTGTGTTCTTCAGCCTAATCTTAATCTCTTGATCATTTGTAATTGTGCTATTTGTGAAATAATCACCGATTACATAGATCAAATAGCCCCCATTGTCTCCGATCGTCTTTGATAAGGGGCTGATTTCTAAGTTTGCCATTTACTAAGCTCCATAAGGATTGACAGGGGCGCCAAATAGTGTAATCAAAAAGAAGATGCTGGCGGCGTTCGTTAAATTATTATAGTCATTTGATCCGGTTGTACTTGTGAATGACGCTTCATTAGCTAATTCCCAAGGTATCGTATCAAATGAAAAAACTCTTTGATTGCCAACATCAGGATCCACCCAATCCGTATGATTTGTAGGATTCGCCGACCATCTCATTTGAACACTCATACGATTATGGTTCTTGTTTGTTGGATTGTGTATCTGTGTAACACTACAGCCATTCACATAAAAACCGCTATTCACCATCTCATTATTCATATATAATCGAAAATTATTAGGATTTGCCGGATCAATATAGATTCCGGTTGTTGTCCCTCTCACAACGTGCCATACATTCGCGACATATAATGGATTCCCTGCCACAATCCAATAAGCAAAAGGAACAGTTCCCCGCTCTAGAACTTGATTTTCTAGATTGCCTACTTGCCCTTGTAAGACGTTAATCTCAAAATCATGAGTATTAATTTTCTTATATGCCCCATTCAAAGAGATCTTAGGCTGTGTATTATACCACTGGGCGGGGGTAACAGTGCCGGCGGGGTCATTTTCGCCCTTTGCGTGCATTTGTCTTGTCATTCTGCCTAGTGCATGAATAATACTTAATAAGCCCACGTTTACATCATAGGTATTTGATAAGTATGTTGGTAGCATACCACTAAACGCCGTTGCGCTAGTATTTGCGCTGTCATAAAAAGTTCCGCTTTCACCTGTCACCGCTTGAACATCTGATGAGTCAAATGCGGAAATAAAAGTTAATGAAATACTAGTACCATTAATAGCGGTTACTTTTGCTAATGGTGAATATTGAAAATCATCGCCCTCGATTGTTGGATTTGTAGCGCTAAAAGCAAATTCAACACGCATTCTAGAACGTGTATTGTCTGAAAAAGTAACTTCGGCGCCTTGTGCAACATCCCATTTTCTTCTATTACCTAAATCAGTATCCACCATGAGAGGCCGCGCCCAAAGAAACATCGTATTATCTACGCCGGTCAAAGGGATAGGATAATTACCATGGTCACTAAGCAAACTATCAAATTTCACGATTTGAGATGCAAAATTAACTTGTTTCACGCCCAAAATAGCGTTGCCAATAGGTTTGCTGGCAATAAAAGAAAAATCAGTGAATGAAATCTTATCAGGTGAACCATTGAGAAAGCTAACAACAGGTTGAGATAGGCAACCTCTAGCGGGGCCAATGAACGCCCCTAGTGCATCTTGTACATAGTCATAAACTAATTGTTGTAAAGCGCCTGCATCGCCAAGATCTAAGCGTTCTTGAGGGTATAATTTAACACGATCCATTTTTATCTCCTAGTACTTACAAATAAGTTAATAGTATCTGCTTTTAGTATGTGTCTTTGTGTTGTTGGGTAGATATCGGGGCTTAGATTTAATGTTGCGCTTGAGTACACTTTTACATTTTGAAGGTCTGTATCATTCATAAGAGCATCAATCAATTGCGCAATTAGTAAAGGTTGCCCCGCTTCAAGTGTATTTACAAAACCGTTCGCAATTCCTTGTAATCTTGCTTGTAGTGCTACTAAGTCAACGCCGTTATAAGCGGTAATTTGTAGATCAAAAGAGACAAGCGTAATCGGTGCGGGTAAAACACGAACACGCACGCCCGCCGCTCTATATCCTGGATTGTTGATGGGGTCAGCTGATGAACCTTCAATCAAGTTTTGTAGCTCACTAATAAGGCCGGTATATATACTATAGGAACTAGTAGTAATAAAATCACCATCGACTAAATCACTACGATCTAAAAAGATGATAAGTCCTCGCTCATGAATAATTCTATACTTGTTAGGATTGATCACCAATGAACCGCGTGTTCTTGTGAGTACAAGATTAGAGGAATCAGTGATGGGGCTTGAAACTGGCATCACAAGCGGACTTTGATCCCCATAAACAGCAAAAGATGTGCTAGCGATAGTTTGTGTTACTACATTGTTATAAAGGGCGCTACCATCATCAATCAACAATTCACAATAAGCGGGCAATGTATCAGATTCGTAAATCGCCGCGTTAAATGCACGTGTGCCATCTGTAGCAATGTACGATTTAGCTAGTGTTTGAATTGCTTGTGGTTGACTTTTTGCAAGTGATTGAATAAATTGTTTACATCGATTCCTTAACTGATCATCTGTCTCCTCATCAAGACCATTCGTTAACGCGTTTATATTTGTACAAGAAATGATAGAACTAGGGAAATTCTCAAGTCTTGTAATTGCGTTATTTAGTGCATTTCCTACGCTACCTGCAACGCCCGCAATAATAGAAACTGTAGTTGTTTGATCATTAGTACCAAATACCGCGGCTTCTCTTGTATAATAAACAAGTGCTTGATTACTGGGGTTTGATACTTTAAGGCCGGTATCAAGTGTGAGTGTTGAACCGGTGCTCGCACGTGTCAAAGTGATTTCACCGGTTGCGTTTGTTGGTTGTAGTCTACTAATACCAATTTCAAGCGCGCGATCATCTAGATCAGTCCCGCTAGTGTTTGTAAGTGTGAATTGTTGGCGTAGTTTCGCTAGTTTATATTCTGAATCGGCTATCTGTTCAGCAACAGAACTAAGTAGCGTATAAATAACACTACCTTCTACAATATCTGTTACGGGACTTCTCGCAACCATCCTAGCAAGTAAACTTGTTAAGATTTCATCTTTTGTTCTTTGTGTATATGCCATTTTAGTTGATCTCTCTTTTAATAGGTACGATTAGAGGAATTGAGACGCCTTGAACACTGGCAACACTACATGACAATGCAATTTGATCACCTTGAACAAGTATTTCAATTTGTGTTACGCCAACTATTCGGGGGTCTCTATTTAATTGTTCTTTGATATGCATAGAAAGAAAGGCGCTTGTTCGATTATTCACAGATCCACCAATGAGAACAGGCAATCCATAATCAAGCATAGTTCTTGCGCTCCCTTTCTCTGTGAGAACGCGATTCTTGATTGCTTGAACTAAATTTTCTTCTTTGCTAATAAGCTTGAAATCATTGTTATTGATTTCAAGATCTCCATCTTTGTTAAGTAGCAAGTCTGTATAAAAATAATCATCTTGTTTAAATTTAAACTCGTTTGCGTTGCCACCTTCAAGAACAGGAATCAATATATCATCACCTGGCAACAAAGGGCGGCCATTTGCGTACGTATATTGATCAAGCATATTATTAAGTGTTAAAATTACGCCTAAAGCGCCTTCATTGTTCAATTGTCTTTGTGCAATGGTTCTAATGCTTTCGCCCGCCCTCACTGTGTACAACAAAGATACTAGATTTTGATTGATTGCAAGTTCTACTTGTGCATCTTTGTTAGTACTGGCGCTAATTAATTGATTGGTTATGCCGGCTAGTTCAATTACTGCATTTTGCGCTTGTTGTGTTTCACTCAGTAGATCATCAACTTGTTCTTCATAGGGGTTGAATGTCTCATCAATACCTAGCAACCCCCGCGCGGTACCCTTAACAGTACGTAAAGCGGCGGTAAGATTGCCAAAAACATTGACAGCGTCGGACATCACAGATGCGGGCAACTGAAACAAAATCCCATCTAAACTATTTGCAATTTGTTTGATTGCTAATGCTACACGATTGACAGCTTGAATAGGCCCTCTGATAATTTGTGAAACTTCTTTATTTGTGTTTTGTACAGCATTATCAAGAATTGCAATACTGGCGCTTGCTAAATCGATCTGATCTGTCAATGCTTTTACAGCTTCCGTAAGCGGTGAGAAGATAGGTTTTAACTTGCTTTCGGGGGCGTTGTCATACGCATGAAGTGATAAACTCCACTGATAAGAGAATTTAGATGTGTCCGCGTCTCTTGACCACTCAAATTTATCTACGCTCACTTTATATGCGAACCCTTCAATAAGACTTCTAAAGACTAGATAATCTTTGTTGCTTGCTGTCTTTTGCCATTCATTCAGCCAATGATCGAATTCCTCTAAAATAACCAAGCCATTTTGAAAAATTACGTCTCCTTGTCTATTGTAGCCGGTACGTTCCACATACCCGCTTGACCCCCGTAATTCTATGTGTGTATTTCTATAAGCCGTATTCTCTTTAACATAGGAATTAAGAGTATATGTAATAAGTGAAGCGCTTGGGCGGGATTGCATGTACATTGTAGGCTTATTAGGAAGCGTGATCATATCACCCTTGCTCGTCTCTAGAATGTAATCAATCGGAACTTTAAACAATGTTCCTAATCGCCCTGTTTTGGGCACAGATACGCCCTTAGGCATCGAACTTGGCATTTGTCCCCCTATCCTCTAGGAATCTTTATTTTTGATGATACCATATTTAAAGGGGGGTTTGTGAAATTTGTACTATTTAAGATTGTTTGAAGCTGTGTAAGAATCCCCGCTAGTACACTACCTATTACGGGCGCATTCGGTGCTAGATTGAGGGCGCTAATTGCTGTTGTCAAGCTAGATGATAAGCTACTAAGTAAAAGATTTTGTTTCTGTGTCTCAGCGGTCAAATAAGTCATTGTATCACTGGCAATCAGTACATAATCATCACTAATTCCATTTGATGAAATTCTTAGTGTGCCTGTCTGTGATAATTGTATTCTAATTGCTTGATCATTGCTCGAAGTGTCCAAAAGAATACCATTGTTTTTAGATACGGCGATGACTGAAGAACCCTGCTTAATAAGTACATCTTTAATTGATGCTTTGTACGCCTCATTAGCGGTTGGTTTCCCTGTATCCTCCTGCAAGTCTGACACATTCGGAATCGCTGAAGATACATAGAATCCTCTTGCAATTTTATCATTATACTCAATAAACGCATCAGATTGATCTTCTGGCGGTGCATATACGAAAGATTGACCGCCCCCAAGCCCTAAAATAGGCGTATAAAGTGAAGCGGCGCCATTGTAAACTGTAGCCCCTATTGTTGGTTGATTATTTGCCTTTGATGCCACGCCCTGTATTTTTGCGGTGCTAACTCCTGGTTTTTTTATGTTTAACATATTACTTATCCTTCTTGATATACTTGTAAACGCTCTAAGGTGAAACTTGTGGATCTTTGTATTCTACCATCTGATAACGCTTTATGTATATGGGTTACTTGAGTACAATACCCTATATAGTAATTTGATGGGTTGCTCATATTGCCTTGCTGGTACGAAACCCCAATGACTACATATTCGCCATGTTTGATATTAGGTTCATAGTATGAGACACATTGAGCAATGCCATATATTTCACCGCTACCAAATAATAAGCGTACATATGTAGTCAATTCTTTTGCGAACTCTCTAATCTTATCATTTTCTTGTTTTGCGCCAAAAAATGGATAGGTTGCCTCATATCCAAAAACTCCGTATTTTTTCACAGATTCTTGATCAATAAAAAAGTCTGTTGTTGTCCCTAAAATATTGTTTACCCCGCTCGCCCTTGTAGATACATTGATCAAGTTTAAACGATTACTAGCGCTCCATGTAATGGATAAGCTTGAAATCGTATCTATTTTGAGCGGTTTCAGAAGTTTAGGTTGAATAGATTTAAAAGTTAATGATCCCCCCTCTCTATCAAATTCTAATTGTGGTTGTCCTTGCTCGTTTGTACGTATTTCCCCACTTTTAACTGTACCTTTATTTAATATGATATTTGTGGCGGCGGGTGCATTCTTGTAATCAATAGGAATAGGCCTATATCGGTAAATAAGAACTGGCTGAACCTGTGCTTGTGGCGGGCCTTCTGTAGCATTTGAAAAAATTCCCTCATTACTGCTTACTTCTTCATATGATGGGAAAAATTCAATTACACTTTCCATTTCACCTTGAAATGAAGACGTCAAAGAACTCAGAATATTATTATTTATAGAAGGAAATAGTGTATCAAAATTAAAAGATACGATTTCTGTGAGTGTCCGCCCCTTAATAGCATGTTTCTTTAAATCATCGGTTCTTGTGATAAAGATTACATCTTTTAAAGATTTATTAGTTATTCTTGAGTCTGGGGAAAACACAGCAAATAAAGAATACCATTGCTTGATCGCATCTTTAGGATCTGTAAAATTTTGTAATATGCTGTTTAATTTTGCGTAGTATGCAAGTTCACTAGATACACCGCTATCAATATCTAAACCTTGCGCCTTATAATATTCTGATAAAATAAGTTTAATATTTGTTTGTAAAACAGATATCCAAGAACTCAAAGTTATATTCAAATCGATAGTCGTTTTTAAGCCATTTTGATCTGCTACTATGCCCGAACTGATAGAGGATACTACACCAAAAAATCTAAGCTTTCTTGTGTTTTGTTCATCATCGATTTCATAGATCGTTGCCCATCCATCAACCTGCATCGTATCATAGTCTTGTAAAAGATCCCCCATAATAGGAATAGTACGCCCGAAGATGATAGGAAGCTCATTAAAAGGTATCTTCGCCCGCAAAGTTGCCTGTTCATATGGTGATTTTAGTGCATACATAATCTGTAAATCATGAATATAATCACTAATTTCATATAACCCTGATTCTGGTTCATTTTCATTTATTTTTCTAGTCAAAAAGACTTCAAATTTAATCATGAGTACTCCTATTTAGTCCCAAGAAAGTTGATAACCACATTAGCGGCGTCAAGAATTGTCTGTGTTAATCGACTAGTTCCCACCCCTTCAATCAATATTTCTAGCTTCTGTTGTATGTCTAAAAGGGCGTCTAGTTGTGCCTTCCCGCCTCCCGTATTTACATAATCAAAAGTACGTTCTACACGTTGTTTCTCAAGATTATTGAGTTTCTTTGTCACATCTAATTGATCGCCTATTTGCCCTGTGAGATCAAACGTGGTACCAACCCCCACATCTTTTGCGCCAAATAGCGCGGACACTTGCGCTTGTGATAAGCCCGCCCCGCCTAATGCAAGTTTAGAGACGGTTTCACCAAGCCTCTTTTTAATGATCTGTGTAGCTTGTTTAGGGTCAGTTTGAAACTCTTCTAGCTTTGTCACCATACCAAGGGGCGTACCGTCGCTAGTTGCCGCCGCTTCTGCTTGTAATGCCTGCATTGCTAGACCTTGAAAATTGCCCAAGTATCCGCCTTTTGCCTGTCCCGCTATTGCCTCAATCCCTTGAATTGCACGAACAGCCCCCGCCCCTTGAACTGATTTTATGCCGGCATTTGATACGCCTAAAATAAAACTAGTTAATGATCGAGCATCTACCGCAAGTCCTTTAGACGCCATACCCTGAATCCCTGAATTGATAGCGCCAAGCAATTTTTCAGCCTGTGAACCTAACATATTTCTACTATTTGCATACTGTAAAACGCCTCTAGCAATCCCCGCCATTGACGTTTCATTTTGTTGTGCGCCACCCATACCACCTAAAGCGGCGAATTGTGGAATAGCTAAAGGGCTAACCCCCATTATTTCAGCGCTTCGCATATCTGTATATACATTTTTCAGCCCCCCACTAATAAAATTCTTACTACCAAACGCCGCTGAGTACGCATTTAAATTATTCAAAGATTCCATCATTGAATAACCGCCAAAAGCATTTCCAAAAGTTGGGGCGGCCTTTGCCATTCCGGCGCCCGCGCGATATGAAGCAATCATTTTGGGGACTTCATACTGTGCAACCTCTGTAAATCTAGAATACATTTGACCAACAGCGGCGGCGACACCTTGTCCAACAATAGGGGCTAGGCCTCCGATTGTTTGTACGATACCCCCTGTTTTTTGTAGTCCTAAATTACTAAGTAGTCCGCCAAAAGCATTGACGCCTTGCCCCGCCCCTGCGCCCATTGCACTAATGACACCACTTGCATCTGTACTTGTAGCAATATTTACACCGGTAGAAACGCCGGCGGTGATCATACGCCCCGCCCCTTGAATGATACGTAATCGCTGTTGTTGTACTTTTTCTTTTTCAATTTGCACTTGTGCTTTTTGTGCTTGTTCCGCCCGCCTTCGTTCCTCATTCTCTCTATTAAGTATGTTTTCTTGATTTTGTGCCATTTGCCTCTGATGGCGTTCTTCATTTCTACGCTCACGCTCTCTGTTCATATCATATTGTTGCTGCGCGAGTCTTTGTTGCATTTGAAAGGCTTGTGCCTTTTGTGCATCGGTTAAGGCGTCTTGCACATTTGAAACAACACCTTGAAACTGTGTTTTAAAATTGTTCAAGGCCTGCACAGCGGCTTGATCATTAAGATCTACAACGATTTCTACTCTTTGCGTTGCCATCTAGTCCCCCTTTTCTTTTTGCCAAAATTCACGTTCCCACTGATCATCGATCTTGTTTTCGTGCTTGATGGTTTTGTCTTGATTTACTTTGTATCTAGGTTGTATTTTATCATAATCCTCATCAGATAGGGATAAAAGCCATGCTTCAAAGTGATCATTTTCAGATAACGAGGAATAAAGCGCGTTAAACTGTGAATTCGGGTATGATTTAGGTAAGTTCTTTTGAATAAATCGCCACTCTTGAGACCTCCGAATCATTCTGACTCTGTCCAAGATTTGGGCGAAAGTATAAGCTGGCATGCTTGCCAAGTTGCTCCCTTAAATCAAATAACAATTCATCATCAATCACAGCCCATTTATTCAACCATTCGGGGGGGTTAACAAGTTGTACGCTTAAAACAGCAATCGCCTCTATTCGTAGTTTAGAAATAGGGCTTAAATTTTCCCATGCACCGCCGGCGAGCAAGGCCATTTTTCTATCGATTAACAGTTTACCATCACCGTCTGGCACTCTTGAAATCACTGTATCTTGATGTTTTTCACCTTCTGGATCATGATATGTAATGATCAAGGGCAATTCTCTTTTTACCAAAGGTTTAACCGCTTCTTCTTCAGGGACTAAGTTTCTTAAATCCATTTTTTTCTTTCTCCTATGTCATATTTGCCTTGATACTATGCAATTCAATTGAAAAATAAAAATATAAATACTTGTAAAATTTATTGACACATTAAAAACCTTGATTTATGATGAAAGCACCTTAACCACAAACCACTAAAACGAGGTTCTTTATGGATTCCCTAAGTTTTGCAAAATGCCTTTTACTAAGTGAAGGCTATGACGTCGAATATAATGATGATCGTTTACAATTGATCGTAAGAGAAAAAGGCCAAATTTCACAGATGACAATCAATTACGTCGTAAGTTCAGATGAATACTTATACTTCTTAGAAACCGCTGGCATGAAAGAATATAATAAGTGTGGCACATTTAGCGCATTCGGATCATCTGAAATTGAATTAAAAGTTTATCGAGTACTGGGCGCATATACAAACGCAATTAACGAATACTTGAAATCTAAGCAAGATATCATTGACCGCTTAGAAAGAGAAATTAAGTATATTTAATCTTTGTTTTCAATCTTCTTAATTCGTGCATCAAGATCATTGATCTTTGTTTCAAGTTCAGATTTCACTTGATTATTTTTAACCTTATTTAGCATTAATACGGCAAAGATGGCAAGGGCCAAAGGGGCATTGTTTTGAGTCATACTCATCAAATCTTTGATCTGTGAGATATCATCTACAGGGGCGCCGATTGTCTTTTGGGTTTGTTCATCCATGATCAATCCTACAAGACTAAATCAGCTTCATCTTTTAAGCGTTTTGCTTGGAAACTAGCATTTTCAGACACAATCGCGCCCGCTTGTACTTGAAATGATCTAGTCTCACATCTAGCGCCTTCAATCTGTGCAACGATCTTATTTTCTACTCCATCATAAACAACGATAGTGAGTTCAGGGAAGTTTAGAACGTCAACAGTTTGCCCCTTTGGCCAAATGCCTAAAGTTCTAAGAGAACGACCGCTAATTCGTACTAAGTCGCAACGAACATCAACAGTTCTAGAAGTCGCAATGATTTCTTCAGAATCGAGATTGCCTAGCACATTTACACGCTGTAAAGTGTGATTTTCGTTTACGCTAATACCGGTAGCGAACCCCGCTTCAACTTGGCCGGTTGCTGTGTTAAAATAGAGCTTTGCTCTTGCACCACTAAAAACTTTTTCCATTTTCTAAGCTCCTTTAAAATCTGCTAACGCTGGCGGTGATAGAAATAAAGTTCAAAGGTTCAACAGCTGCTACGGTATAATTTACTTTGAGCGTATCGCCTAAGTTCTCTAAGACTATGTTTTTATATGCTTTAATAATACCATCTGTTACTTGTTGATCGAGACGGGCCGAAACGATACCTTGGATTCTTGAACTGGTGATATTTAAATTACGATCGCCAATATACAAATCAAGCGCGTTTCTAAGGTCTCTAACGCTAGTATTGATACTTTCATTCGCTGAAACTTCTGAATAAACAGGATTGTCATCTTTGATCCATGTAGTCACAGATCGTTCAATGCGCCACCCTAAATTATCAGAAGTTAACGCGCAAATACCGGCCTTGATTGCGTCTGTTACATCTCTATTAGCAATCCAAGCGCCGAGAACATCGACCACGTCGGGGCGCTTTCTAGTGAGAGGCGTAGCAACAGGCGTACCGGCTTGCATAGCTGCACAGATCAACGCAAAATATTTAGGTTCAAGTGTTTGAATGATGCCTTGAGGGTTAGTCACTTTTACACTTTGACCAACTAAAGCAATGTTTCTATTATTGAGCGCTTTAACCCAATTGTTCTTTAAGTCAGTAATTGATTGATTAGCACTGGCACCAACCCAACCATTTCTTTCACTACCTGAAAGCGCCGCTTTAGTACAATGTTTCAAAATTTCTTTATGGACATCAACATCACTTGAGAAAGGGACAACAATTTGAATATCGCTTGTTTCGATGAGCGCAAGCGCATCAGTCCAATCACTAAGAACTACGCTTGATTGAGTACCACCGGCCAAGAAAGTACCTGTAATATTTGTAAAATCATCACAAGCAATAGTTCCAACACGAATCAAAGATGCTACTTTAGACGCACGCAAGGTAGTAATTAAATCTTGTAGATTCGCTGTTACGGCTACTTCTACGCCCTTGATATTTTGTACATTTCTGAAACCATCTAACGTGGTCGAATTGTATGATTTAGATGCTAAGTAGTTTGCTGTGAAATGATAATCATTGCTCGCTTGATTTACAAAGTCTACAACGTCGCTCACTGTTTCAAAGGTTGATAGATCAAGATCGAACGCGACGCCGTCAATTGTGAGAACAAGGCCGGCCTTAGCTGTATTTGTAATGGTTAACCCGTAAATTTGAGAAAACAGATTACTTGTTACCTTAGTAGTATTGCTAAGCGTAATCGTTTGTGTAGACTCTACACCATCTACATTATAACCACTAATTACAATTACTACATTCCCTGTTGGCGCTTCATCCAATTGAAAACCTAAGCCCGATACTGTTTTCATATCGGTAACATTTATAGGCGCGCTAGCATTATTTGAATTAAGATCAACGGTCTTAGTCCAAGTAATTACTAGATTACTTGTATCGCTAAGATCAAGGCTTGCGGTTGTTAGGGCTGTACCTGTGTACTCAAAAGAACAAACATCGCCACTTGTCACATTTAAATACTCTTCTGCAAGTCCATTACGATTTAAAGTCACATCGAACGCCCCATTAAAAGAACAAGTTAAATAACTATTGCTACTCTTTGCCCCCCATACGGAAGCTTCAAAGGTTGCCACTGTGTCCGCGTTGTCATTTACTAAATTGTATTTAGCTTGTGCGCAAGTTTGCACATTCAAAATAGTAAGCGAATTGACGCCGGCGGGTACACGATCATCTACGCTAGGGGCAAAGGCTAGTTTGCCTAGTAGCGCTAGTTCTTTGTCTGTGCTGTCATAATCCCTTAGCGCTCCGGCGCTTGTAAAGGTTAGCGGATTGTCAGCCTCAAAACTAGGAAAAGCGCCGACTAGGCAAACGTTGCCTGTACTTGTGTTTTGACCACCTAAAGCGCTTGCGTCAATTGTCGCATATACGCCTGGTTTGTAGATTCTTAATCCATTTAGATTTAAAGAACTGGGCATGTGTAAACTCCTTCATGTTTCTTTTCTATTATAAAATAAATAAAAGTTTCATGTTTGATTTTTTATTCTGTTTCGGGTGATACTCCACCCCGAATATTATTCTTTTCTTGATCACTTGCTAAAACAAGAATATTATCAATGTTTGAATATGTGGGTTGATCCCCAAATTCAGCCTCTTTTGTAAGCTTAATCGCGACTGGATAACTGGCGCTAAAGTTCATCTTGCGAACATAGATCCCTAATTCTTCGCTTGATAGTTCTTCTTCTGGATCTAGTAGCGTTGTACCCTCATAGGCTGTTTGAGAGTACCCCGCCTTCATGATCGCCCTTGCGCCTTGCTCAAATGCTGCACGTAGTACAATGAAATAAATTCTTGCAAGTTCGGGGGATTTAGCAAAGATGACCGCTTGTGCATTCTCTGAAACATTGTAGCCAACCACCATTCTACCATCATTCGCACGATACTCAGTCTTGCCCATGAACTTTTCTTGTACATCTTCTTGACCGGTCAAAATCGTAATCATAGGCGCTTGCGCTGTACCTTGTGCATATCTTGCACGAAATACGGGTTTTTGTGCAATAAAAAGAGAAAACCACTGTTCAAGGGTAGCATCATTGAGGCCAAAGAATAGCGCTTTAAAATCGTTCTTGTTTTGAAGATAGTACTCAAAACCATTGTGAAGCGTTTCTAGTAATAATAAATCAAACATTTAGACTCCGTATATATAGTTAATCATTTGTGGAAGTATCCTAAAAATACGATCGGCGAGATGCAATGGCGCTATTCCTGGATGCATCCATTTTGGGGGTTTTTGGTCAATTGTCATCCTACGCCAAGTAATATACCCGCTTGTTTGTATTACTGGCTTGCCTTGTTTATTTGAATATGCGCTAGCCTGTCTCCTCATACCGGCGTAAATATCAACAGCATGATGAGGCGCCTTTTTAGGAACAAGCCCCCTAGGTAGTTGATTACCTTTAGCGCCGCGGGGGCTGCCTTGAGGCGTAACATTGTGGGCATTTGCATGAAAAGAAATCATAGGCGCCAATTTCTTTGCTTTCTTATAGATATCGGGGTTTTCTGCTTGAAGCTTCTTAGCACTCTTTTTAAAGGGCACATTTAAATATAGATTGCCTTTTTTATCCCGTCTTATGTTTCTAGTTTTCTCTTGAAGCATAAATTTGCGCATATCATAAGGCCCCGTAGTACCGATTCCCCCTGGCCCCATTCCTAATTCATACATAAGGGCAAGTGTTGCGCTTTGTCCTGGTTTTGGCAAAGAAACAGATATTCCCTTTTCATCTGCTTGATTGATTGATAAAGATCTTAGATAACTTTGTTGTACAGAACCTTTAAGGGCGCTTCTTGCCTCCGCTGACCATTCCGCAAGAATCATGCTAGCCAATTGTCTTGATCGTTGTTTTTGATCTTGTTTACTAAGTCCTAAGCCCTCAATCAAATCTACAAGAGATAAGCGCTTAACATTAACCATTTAAACCAACCCCCATAAATTCTAAGGTTGCTTTACATTGAACTGGCATCAATCTAATTTGTTCATCAATACTCTTGCGAACATATCTTGAATCTCTGTGCGTATGCGGGTTATCGGCTACATAGTATCTAGGATGACCATAATAAGAAATAGAGAAACGAACGCCAACCGCCGGCGCTTTGCCATTTAGATCCCCTTTAGTAAAATCAATGTCTCCATCTTGATTGACTTCAAAGTCTGTCCCTTCAATGAGTGAACCATTGAGCACGCCTAAACCTGTACTATTTGCAACATGTAGATGAAGGACTCTAAGCGTTGTTGCCCCGCCTTGTGTATCTAGTACACGAGGAACAATAGGATTCCTAAGAGATTGTACCGCGCCGGCCTTTCGTGTCTTTGTCTCTTTAAAAATCATGCTAGAATCTACCATTGTAAAGCGATCACCGAATGAGGGCAAAGTTTCTGGAAGCAATGTAATATTGACCATTCCCCGCGCGTATTCCCCATATTCATGAAACCTTGATTCATCAGAACTTGCGCTTGTGATCAATGCTCTAGTATCCTGTTTGCTATGCCAAAAATAACCAATACCCTTGCATAAAGGGCAATCAGAACGAACTTCGCCTTGTTTCTCTAGATTTGTATCAATGCTAGGAAGATCAAGGATGACCGCGCCGCCTTTATTTGAGCATGGGCATTCAGCGCACATTTCCCAAGATACAAGCATAGATCTTGTAAAGAATTGTTTTCTGAACTCTTCATTTAACCAATCCACGCGGGGGCGTAGTTTTGTTGGAACTCTAGGATTAATAGTAGTCATTTAGATTACTCCAAACTGGTTAATTTTGTACTGTGCTTTAACAGCCTTCTTTAATGCATCGTACTGTTTTTCATAGTAGTCAACACGTGATGAATACCCCGAATACATAGCTGATGAAGTAGTTTGAATGCTTTGAGATAAGCCGTCAATTCCGATAGAACTAGATGCAATACCGGCGCCAAGTATCAAGTCCCCCGCTACTTGTAAAATCATATTACTTGAAGCCTTTAGTGTGATCATATGCTTAATATCACTAGGCAACGTATCAAGTAGATATGTAATCTGAATATCAGCTACGGGGGCATTTGTTAACTCAATCACAAAGGAATCTTGACCAAGTGTTATTGCTTTACCCGAAACCCCCGCCGGTAATGTTAGTGCAATACGATATTTTAAGAAACAATGACGACTAAGATTGACAGTAAATTGAGTTTGCCCCGCTGGAAATGTGATAGTTTCTTTTCTTGTTTCAAATCCCGCTGTATAATCAAACTCAAAGTAGCCTGGTATAAAGTCCCGCCCTTCATAGAAAATTCCGTAATTCCCTAAAATAGGCATACCGGCCGTAAAAAAATATGATCCTAAGCTCTCTTGAGATGGGATGATATGCATTTGCCCATGAATAGCGGACACCATACGAATCCAAGATACGGGCAAATCTACGGGCTGGAAAGAACCAAATCTAATACGAACTTTATCAATTGATACGATAGGCCTATAATCAAGCTTCATAGGCCAATAAGAGAAGCGCCCTTGTCTTTCGGCGTCGTGCGTCTCTCTAGACACCTTGAAGGGTTCTAGATTGATTCCGATATCGTTTTCTATGTGTTGAATAGATGCTTGAATCGAAGTTTCATAAATTTCATTCGGGAAGGGGGCGCCGTCGTCTGTGGTCAAGTCAACGCCTAATAAAGAAGTTTTCTTGAGGTAATCGGGCGTAATGATATCTAGTAGCGTTGTAGTACTCATGGGACACCTTAAATCTAAAACATTGAGTTTTAGAACTTTTATTCTATGCCCTCATATTATCATAATTTCATATTAAATAAGTAAATAATAAACTTAGCTCAATTTTTCGATCAAGCTTGAACCCACACGAACATTCTTGACAACCCAACACTTAGAAGGAACCTTAACAATAGGTGAACCAAAAAGCATGAGTAAAAATGGTTTGCTGGTTTGTACTTCAGCGAGGGGGCGTCTGAAGAAGTCAAGTAATTTTGCAAATTCCATAACTTCGGAACTATGTTGAACAAATACGATCTTATGCCCGTTAGGAATGTTTTCATTACGATCAACAAACACAGTAGCCGCGCCATTGGTAGCGGGAATTTCGCTGATCAATACCGCTTCTGTTGCTGGCTTGTCTACTGGTGTTCTGAAAATCTTGAAATAGATTGCGTCTGATTGTTGAGCAATAGTCAAAGTTACTTTATCGCCGGCGGCTACGGTCTTAGCGGCAGAAGTGACGGCAGCGGAATAACCACTATTGTTGATTGCTACGATCTTATAGAAATAATCGCCCGCGTCATTCGCTTCAAATTGAGACGCAAGATCAGCAGCAACAACCGCAGAAGAAAGAACAGGGGCAGCGGCGGCGCCTGTGGTTGCGCTTCCTGTGGATGGCGCTTTACCATTGTTCGCCAAGAATGGGGCGCTCTTTACTGGTACTGGTCCGACTGGGCCCATGATAGAAATTTCTTGAGTACCATATGTAATAGATGAAGAATTAGTAAGAACCAATTGATCATGGCGGCCAAATTGAACGGCAAACTTGATCAATTCGCCATGAATATCTGGGGTTACATAGATACAATCAGGGGTACCATATAAAGGCGCAGAATAAAGCTTAGCCAAAATGTCTTGAAGAAGTCTAGGTGATGGACTTGCGCCGCGGGCATCAAATACATTTGAACCATTGTTATATGATTCAATTTGATGAATGATACCATCGAAATGTAAAGGATTATTACTTTCTTTAGCGTGGAACATTGCTTTTTCAAGCTTAGCAAGCAAAGAGAGTGTGCCGCGTTCTGTTTCTAAAGCAATCGCATTTTGATTAGCGCCAATCAAGCCAACCAAGGTTCCTACGTCAGTTACTTCTCTTCTTTCAGCTAAGTACTTGATACGAATTGACTTTCTTTGATATTCAGAGCGATTTGTAGTACCGGCGGAACCTTCGCTAATAAATGGATCAATATCTAAGCCATGAGAATTGATTACGGCGTATTCGTGTAAGGTATTAGTAACAGATACTTTAGGCATTGCAGGCCATAAAGCAAGTTGCTTCATACTATAAGTAGCACTTGCCAAAATGTTTTCAATGCTTTGAGGAACTAAAGGACTTAAAGAACCTGTATCACCACCGGAAGTGCCGGCGGGGGTTTGGTAGCCAATAGTTGCAGACTTGCGAAGGGCGCTGTTTAAATCAGCTAGATCAGCAGCGGAAACGAGCCCGTTTGCTTGTGGGATATTTAATGAATTGAAACTCATGTTCTACTCTCTCTTTATTTGCTATTCATATTGATGTTAAATTCGGCGACGATCTCTTGAGGATTAGCGCCAACGCTTAATCTAGAAATTGCGCTTGTAAGTTCGGACTTTCTAGACCAATCAGACTCGGAACGAACTAAAGATAAGGCCTTGTTCATTACGTCTTGAGTAGTGAAACTAGGCGCTTTAGCTGTTTGTTCTACATATGGAATCTTATTGAAATTGATAGAAGTAGGGGCGACGGGTTCAAGCAATGCACGATTTAAAGATTTCTCCATTTGTTGCATTTTGCCCGCCCCTGTGTCCTTCATTGCCTTGATTTCTTTTGTACAAGCTTCAACCGCTTTAAGCATTGCTTTATATTGCTTGTCCATAGCGTCAAGGATGGCATCGGTACCTTTTGCCATCTCCATCATAGCTTTTTCCATCTTGTCTTCATCTTCATCTTCATCTTCATCGTCGTAAGATGAACCATCTTCAGAAGAAGAACCATCTTCATCATCGCCCTTTTCAAACAAAGAACCTTGAGTTTTGGCCTTCTTTGCTTTTTTGGCGTTCATTTGATCTTGATCATCCATTTTCATTGCTTTAGATAGATCATCAAGGGCGATTGTTAAATCGTCAACATTGACGGCGTCGGGGGTGAAACCTTCGGCGACTTGTACGGCGTCGGCCTCACTCATCCCTTTATTCATAAGATGCTTGATTAAATCGTTATTCATCGTAAATTCTCCTATATAGATCATTGTTTTAGAGTTCAAAGTATTTTTCAAGCTTTTTACTCATAATCTCTTAGTTTTTCTTGACTCTTATTTTTTGCGGACTCCATAACAAGTTTAAGAAGGCGCTCTAATTCCTCATTAGTGTAGTCGCTAAAGTGTTCTTTTAACTTGTTTTTCAAGGCTTCTTTGCTAATCATTCTATTCTCTTTCTTGGGCGCTTTGTTGTTCGCTCCGTATGTTGCGCTTGATACTTTTTGCGCTAGTGATTGTTCTACAAGTGATGACATTGAAGCATCAGCATCAGGAATCGCCGCTTCTTGATATCCAACATTCATCGACTTTGCGATAATTTCTAGATTAGTATTAGGATTGACAGGGTGCGAAGTGATAGCCACATTGATCACATTCGCCTTAAGTACCTTCTTAGGCTGGATAGGGTCCCGAAGTGTCACTTTTCCCTCAATTGAAAAACCAAGGCATCTTTCCCCGCCGGCCTTTTGCATTGCTACCGCTGTATCATAGCATTCTTTCGCTAATGGTTTTGATAGATACAATTTACCTTCTACACGTGTTTTATGATCATCTACCTTTTCAATCTTTGTAGGATGCCCCAAAACCGCTTCAGGCCCTGGCCTATGCTCATGATTAAACCAACCATTGTTCAAAAAGTACGACCAATCAAGGCCGCTTTGATTGATCTTCTCACCTTCAAAATCCATATCATCAGTTGATACGATACCGGCGATCATGCCTACATTGTCATCCATGATTTCAGGTTCATCATTATCTTTTTTCGCTTTAGCAAGAGTAGTGAAGGGAATCCAAGTAGCAAAGTAATTGCCTTTCTCAAGTTGCGCCTCTTCTACCTCATCTTTGAAATCATGCTCTTTTAACCATTGCTTAAATTCAGATGGTGACATGTCGTCTTTGTTTGCTCGGATACTTTGAATTTCAGTTTTCCCCTTATCATCAATACCTAAGATCACAGATACACCCTTGGGAAACCCTTTAGGCTGGTAGCGTCTAAAGTCTTTGTATTGTTGGGGGTCTGTTTGTCTTGATGCATGTTCATTCTTAAATGGCATCTTTACACTCTCTTTCTTTGTCTTGAGAGTATCTTAAATCATTATTTACTTAATTGCATATTTATCTAATGATAGGCATAATCAAGCCTTGTACATTTTGATTATTAGTAAACATTGAAATGTTCTCATCTGGAACTGTTAGTTTATCCACTGAATTGACAATATTAACAAACTGATCAATCCTATACTTTTTTGTTTTATCAGAATCTACATTTGATTTGATATTTGTAGGAATAATAACAGAAAGCCCATCACTTGGTTGTTTCAAATTATCATTTTCTTCAGCATGTATAAGATTGATAATATCGTTTGGCAATCCAATAGTAAGTATATCATCAAATGCTGTACCATTTCCCCGTTTTTGGTATATAGCGCAAACTCCAATTACTTCTTTAGTTTTTCGATTACGAATAACATCTAGATTCCATTTTTTTTTATACGTACTATCTAATTGTATGCCTTCTTGATCATGAATCGCATTCCATAATTTTTTATTATCAACACGCTTTATCAATGTATTTTGAAAGGAATCGGGCAATAGTGAAAAACCCTCTACTTCAACATAGGTTTTTCCATTTTGATCACAAATAAGAGATAAAGGCGTACTAGTGTCATACCCCAGCTTAGAAAAACTAGATATTAATTTTTTATCACTATTAGAAAAAGTTAATGTATTTTTAGTGTAGTCGGGAAAATCAAATTGATTCTGAATCATACTGACTAAATCAGGATATTCTTTCCCCGCTAGATTAGTAATAGAATAATCCAGATCGATATGTTTATTATTTTTGTCAAAAATATGAATCATTTCAGTATCAGTATCAAAAGTAATTGTACTTCCCTCATTTTCGGCAAGTGTCTTAATTAGTTTAGGAGAAAGGCAACAAGTACCATTTTGAAATTTTCTCTTTCCTTCAATATTCACTTTTAGATCATCAGGAAAATAAAGCATTTTTAAAACGCGTCCATCCGTTGCCTCAAATTGTTTTCTTTCCAAGTTTACATTTATACCCGTTAAATTAAATTGTGATGATCCATCGTATGCAGTTCTATTTGTGCAGTTCAATAAATCACTTTTAAGAACTTTCCCAATTGTTTCTTTAGTAACATTCTTGACAATATCATCTTCACTTGCTTGTTCTTTTTTCTTTGGAGTAGTCTTTTTCTTCTTTTCCTCTTGTTTAACTTGCTCTTGTTTTTGAGTAAGCCCCTGTAAATTCTTGACTCGTTCTTCAAGTTTACTCATTGTCTTATCTGAGAATTTAACGCCCTTTTCTTTGCCAATCTTAGCTTCTTGTAACTGCTTTTCAGCTTTGCTTTGAGCTTGCTTGATAGCTTGGGAATGTTCACCATGAATTAACGATTGAAATTGCTTCTTTGTCATGGTTTCTTCTTTTCCCTTTTTATCACCATCATCGTACTTGATTGTTAGCTTGTCACCATCAACGTTTGTAATGTGTGCATGATAACGACTTTTACCATGTTCACCAAATGCAAATGAAGCCCCTTGTACAAGTTCGCTTTCGTGGGCTACTCCCTTGCCATGACCTTCTTGCCCTGCATAGAAGTACATATACTTTGTTTTCCCTGTCTTGGTTACCCCTTTAGGGACTCTACGAATGTACTTATGAGTCATCGCCTTGAGCAATGTATCTATGATAAATGAGTATCTAAACATCTTTTTTAATCCTGTTTATTGTGTTTCTAGTTTCTTGTATATTATCTTATTATGAAACTTTTTATCTATGATTTCTTAGTACATTACGCCCCGAATTTGTCTTTATACTCTACTATGTATTGTAAGAATTTTGTT